GTTGCCGCAGATATTAACTACGGCATGCTGCTCAATGGTCGCAAGATTCGCTGGGGTGCGTATGGCGACCCCAGCATTCTTGACGAGCAAGTTGTGCGTGGCTTTAACAAGTTCGCTGCAGGTCACACTGGCTACACCCACCAGTGGCGCGAAGAGTTTGCCCAATGGTGCAAAGGCGTTTTCCAGGCTAGCTGTGACGGTTTCGCAGACTATCTCGATGCGTCTGCACATGGCTGGAAGACCTTTGCAGTTGTGCCCCAAGGTTCTGACGCATTCAGCGGCAAACAGTGCCCCGCCACTGTCGACAATTCAGCTGCACAATGCCGCACATGTGCTCTCTGCGATGGTGCCAAGACTGACATCTTCGTAGAGGCTCACGGCACCGGTGCGAAGCATTTCGTCGGCGTCTGATGTTCTCATCTGGACTAGTTCACTCTCTCACCGCATCCCCAATGGATCTCTCTCGCTACATGCTGATCGATGTCAGCACCGGAACCGTTCTGACTGCTGCTACTTGCGTCCTAGTGGCTGATCACGATCTCTCTTCCTCTGAGTGGGAAGAACTGCAGTCGTTCTCTGACTCTCAGATCTGTGACATAGGCAAAGAACGCGGCCGCAAACTCTCATCTCTCCTGGAGTCTTGACATGTTCGACATCTACTACAAGGGGCAAGTTGTAGCGACTGCTGACACCTTTGCCCGTGCCAAGACAGAAGCAAGCATCTACCGCCGCAAATACTTCATCACCAACTGGCGCGATGTGACATTCAAAAAGCGCAAGCAGTCACCTGTCTATTCCTACTTCATAGAAGACGACGGGTGCTGCGATTCAATTCGTGATCGTCGACGTGAACTCTATGGATGTGGGCAATGACCAATCAACTCTGGCTGATTCCTCAAAGCAAGAAAGCAAGGAACCGTCTTGCCAATGTGATGGACAACGAACCCGTTGTAACCATCGAGCAAGAGACAGACACGGACTGGTTTGTTGTATCCAATAACCGCCGCTGGTGTCGTTGGGTCAAGAAACATAGCGACCCTGACTGGGCTGGATTGCGTATCTGCGAAACCACAAACATCACCATCACTCAACCATGACTATCCGCGTGTACTTCAACCTGCACAAGAAGTGCTGGAGTGTTCTCAAGCGTGAGCCTGGCAAAGGTTGGAGGCTCTGCACTCACACCAACTGCTTAGCCCTCAACAACGTCCGCCCTGTAATTCACAAACACGGGCAAGAACGCACCCGCCGCGAAGGCAAGAAGTATGTGCACGCCTACCTAGAAGGCGAAGTAGAGACCGGCTTGTTTGATCTAACACCTCATCACAAACAGCTGTCCTACGCGCCAATGATTCACGACACCTTTGTTTGGCGTGATGACTACACCGAGTTCACTCAGTCCCGGCAAGTAGTACTCACTGAGCGCCGCGCCTGGGCTCTTCGCTAACCCTTACCTCTCTCACCATGGCAACCCGCTCCGCTATCTGCATCGCAAACAAAGACCGCTCTCTGACTGGTGTCTACTGCCACTGGGATGGCTACCCGGGACACCAGCTGCCAAACCTTAAAGAGTTCTACGGCAACGCCCATAGGGCACGCAGGTTAATCGCAGGAGGGCACATGTCAAGCCTGAGAACAACCACGAAGTGGGACTCAGAGGGAAGAGAAGTAGTTGATGAGCCACTTTCTGAGTACAAACCCCTCTACTACAGAGACAGACCTGGATATGAGCAAGAAGACAACAGACCAGTGCAGTCAGAAAACATTCAGACAGCCTGCAAAGAATGGCGGGAGTGGGGCTGCGAAGTCCTCTACATCTACGACTTACGCAAAGGGTGGAGTTACATCTACCTCAGCTGATTTCTATCTATGGGGGCCGCGCATCCCACACGCGGAAACAACACATCAACTCTCTCACCATGACTCTCACCACCACACGCAATCGCCCCAAGCAACGCATCAAGTTCTCCACCACTGCTTCGCGTCAGATGACCGCCGAAACCTGGAATGAAGAGATCTATGAGCGCCAGCTCCAGATCTATCTGAACCTCAAAGAGCAGTACGGCCAGATGGAGAGCGACATCAAAGCGCTCCAGGCTCAACTGCTCACCTACATGGACAGCCGCGACATTCAGGCTGCCCAGCTCGACGACAAGCAGGTTGTTGTCTGCCGCCGCAAGGTCTGGCGCTACAGCGACGAACTCCGCCGCGAAGCCGAGCGCATCAAGCACGCCCAACGCAAAGAACAGGAAGACGGCATCGCTACAGCCAGTGAGTCTGTCTACCTGACGGTCAAAGCGACCGGCCTCGCCGCTGAGGAGGACTGAGCATGAACTCCCAGATCTCTTTCCTGGAGCGGCTTCTCACGGTTTCGGTGATCATGTTTTGCACGTCCGTGATGGCCGCAACACCTTGGCCGAGCACTCACCAACTGTTCAACCCTCACTCTCCGACTTATGTCTCTCGATGATCTTGAGTACCGCGCTCGTACATGCGCGACTGTTACGAACCGCTGTTTCTTTGTTGTGGCCGATTCCTGTACTGGTCACCTATTCGTCACTGATTCTCCGACAACGAAGACCAACATCCTCCGAGTCGCTCAACCAAAAGCCCTCTGGCCAATAACACCATGAACCTCCTCGACATGAAACCCAGGGATCGCAACATCGAGATCCTCAACCGGATGAAGGATCGCGAGAACCGCTACGGACTGGGGCCTTTTGCCCAGATCGAGCGGATCTACCGCGAGCTCCTAGAGCTTCAGTACCACGACAAAGAGCTCCACCAGATGGATGCGATGGGCCACCCCTTCGATGAATACCTCGAAGAAGCCATCGACGCCCTCGACAAGATCGTCAACTTCGACCCCACCGAATGAACAAACCTCTCAAGCTGATCATGCGCCACGACCCGGGTCACGCCTGGCTCGTAGTCAAACGCGCAATAGTGGAAGAAGTAGTCGGAACGCTTACTTGCATCTCCGAGTACTCCTACGAACAGGGCAAGTCTCTCTACCTCGAAGAAGACTGCGACGCCCCATTCTTTCTGGAAATGTGTGCTGCCCAGGGCATTGAAGTGGAGATCGAAGACCGGTACTCCAACCGGCGTTCACCTATCCGCTCCTACGACCGCATCAACCGGCCATCGCCCAATCAACAGCCTCGCGATTCTGACTCTCTCCTTGGTGTACCTGCGAGTCCTGTTGCCTGATCCCTGCAACTGATTGATGACTTTTCTTCGTAACTGCGTTCTGTCACTTCTCACCGTGGCAACAGCGTCGCCGTCCATGGCTCACCACACCGGTGGGCACACAACCACAACCACGGCAACTGTTTACCACCCCTGGTACATCGGCCGCAGAACCGCCTGCGGCGATGTGTACAAGGACTCCGTGATCTCAGCAGCTCATCCGCATTACCCCTGCGGCACAAAGCTCCTGATCCGCCACAGAGGCAGAGAAGTGCCGGTGCGTGTGAACGACAGGTGCGCTTGTGGCATCGACCTTTCCTACGCCGCTGCCAAAGCCCTTGGCGTCCCAACCGATGGGATCGGCCGAGTCACTCTTCAAAAGCTCTAACTGATATGTACTCCATCAAAGACGTTCCCAACCGCAAAACCTCCACCCGGCTCACGATCACTCTCCCCGGGGGTGTTTATTCCCAACTTGTCGTCCGCTCCGACGATGAAGGCCGCAGTGTTTCGAACCTCGCTGCCTACCTGATCGAAACCGGCCTAGCACCCAAGTAACCACAACTGAATCTCCAACGGAGCCCTACGGGGCTCTCTTGGGGACTCACCTCCCCCTCTCTCACCAAAACTCTCACCATGACCAAGCCCGTCACCTTCCCCACTAAGCCGCTCCTGGACGCCTACACGCTGGAGCGCCACATCATCGACTTCCTGGATTGCAACCCCTCCGGTGTCCGGAACGCTGATGTCGGCAAAGCCATCGGGTACAACGACAGCCGCCAGTGGTTCAGCTACGGCCTCCTGGAGCGACTGATCCAACGCGGCAAGGTCCGCAAGGAGAACCGCCTCTACTTCTCCGTGCGCTGAGCGATGACCTTCCGCAAAGTCCGCTTCACCAACGGAGCCATCGCGACTCCCGGCCTGGTGTTCGACTCCGCAACCCTGGCCACCAAGACCGTCGGCGAGATCAGCCGCTGCTTCCCCTACTGGGAGGCACTGAAGATGCGCCGGCTTGAAACCAGCCCTCCCTTCGACTCCTGGGAGGCCGCCTTCTACTACGAGTTCTGAGCCATGTGGCTGGACATCCCGGCTGGGCAGGTGGCTCGCATTGAGCTGCCTGGTGGCCGATACCTAATCGTCACGACCAAGCCCAACGGTCAGACCGATCTGACCATCCCGACAGATGACGGCCACCCGCTGGAGGTTCGCCTCCCGGCGGCGGCCTGACACAAAAAAGCCCCGGCTCTCACCCCGGGGCGGTCTCTCTCACCATCCACCCGCGTCGAAGCGGACGGGTGGTGCAGACACAAACTACCACGACCGCATCAGGATCGCTTATCTGTCCTGTTTTATCTGGACAGCCGACGTATCCTGTTTTGTACAGCGGCTCAACCGCTTCCTTCCTCTCTCACCAACCACCCCGTCACCATGACCGCCACCCCCGTCCACACCGACACCGCTCAAGCTCTGGCCATGTCGGACATGCAGTTCCGCACCCAGATCAACAACGCCGTCTCTCAGGAGTTTGCCCGGGAGAAGCAGATCCTCAAGCCCGGGCGCTTCCAAGACCGTGGCTATCAAGTGAACCCCATCGCAGCCCAGGCCGGCGGCACTGTGGTGCCCAAGACCGCCACTCCCCGCCAGGCATTCGCCATGGCCGGAGCTGACTTCCGAGTCGCGCAGACCCCCGTCTTCTTCGGCACCCCCGACACCATCCAGGACCGCACCATGGATGAGTCGCCTGACCACTGCGCCATCACCCGCTGCGACACCGGCGCCCTGCTGGGGATCATGGGCAAGGGCTACACCCCAGTCCAGAACGACAGCCTGATCCAGTTGTTCGAGTACCTCCGCGAGGACGTGGAGATCGACAACATCGTCAGCATCCGCGACGGCCGCAAGGTCTTCATCACCGCCTCCTGCGACATCGAAGGTGAGGTCACGGAGGGCGACAAGATCCGCCGCTACATCCACGCCTTCAACAGCTTCGACGGCTCCAGCGCCTTCGGTGTCTTCTTCTCTGACGTCCGCCTGGTCTGCGCCAATCAACTCCGTTACCTCTGCAGCCGGGGAGCGCGCAAGGCTCAGGACGCCGGTGCTGGTCTGGTGATGCGCCACACCAAGAGCGTGGAGCAGTTCGCCGCCTCCCTTCCTGCCCTGATCAACCTGGAGCAGCAGAAGTTCAGCCGCGATCTAGAGGCCCTCAAGCCTCTGACCACCCTGACCCTCAGCCCTGACGCTGCTCGGTACATCCTCGAAACCACCTATTCCGACGTCCTCGCCCGTCCTATTACGGACAAGGACACGAAGACAAAGCGGGAGCGAAAACTCTCGGATCTCCCGCAGATCGCAACCATCCGCTCCCACTACAGCGGCGAGACCGGTTTCGGCGTCGAGCGCGGCACTGTCTGGGGCATGTTCCAGGCCATCAGCCAGTACGAAACCCATGACGCCGGCCGCACCAAGGACGAAGTCGAGCGTGCCCGCACCCGCCTTGAAAGTCTGTGGGGCGGCCAAGGTGCCGAGCGCATCGCCAAGGCCCGGGAAGCCTGTCTCTCCCTGGTCTGATCTCTAGCTGGCGGGTGGATGGGGGCTCACTGCATGGCCCCCTAGCTCTCCCTGGTGATGCTTGCCACTGCCCGGGTTAGGCGGTGGGTACGACAAGCCTCTCCCTGAAGCCAACGGGTCCCGTCGAGGACATCCGGTGATTCCAGCCTCTGTTAGTGGACTCCGGCCGGATGCAAGAGCTCAACCGTAAGACCAGCCCCTTTTCCTCTTTCCTCTCTCACCATGACCAAGATGATGCACGACTGCCTCGTCACGATTGCTGACGAGGATCTGAGCAACGACCCTCTGGCCCAGTTCATGGTCCGCTTCGGCCTGGACCCTGAGGGTTGCCGCTCGATCAAGGTGAGCCTGCTTGTTCCCATGAACGCAGACACCCCAGATCAAGCGAAGTGGATGATGCAAGACCTGAGCGCTTGCCTCTTGGAGCTCGATCAGGAGTTCCCGGAGCAGGCCGCCCGGATCAAACAATCCAAAGCTGCACTCGACAACGCCATCGCGCTGTACAGCGAGCACCACGAAGAAACCTTCGACGTGCAGCGATTCATCGACGCCTTTGTGAAGGCGCACGCCTGATATGCCCTCCCGAGCTCAGCGCAAGAAAGTATTCCGCATGCTTCCTGGCGCCATGACCCGCTTCTGGGCGCACCAGATCTATTCCGACGGCACACCTGTACTGAACCAATGGCCATCACCCAAGAACTCCCCATCGACGTCTCCCGCCCCGCTCTCATCCGCCTCCTCGAATACGCCCACAGCATCAGCAGCCAGACGACAGAGCGCGAGCACTACACCCGGACCTACTGGGACGGATACATCCGCGCTCTAGAAACCGTCCTGGACATGGAGGACGAATGACACTTCGAAACCGCGCAATGTTTGTGAGCTTCTTCCTAGAAGCCCTCAAACCCAAGGCTGTTGACATTCTCGACGCTGGTTGTGCAATCGCAGACAGCCTTGTTTCGGCATCCACCCGCATGGATGTCCAGAGCACCGAACCGCAAGAGGAAGAAGAAGTCAGCAGCACAACCTCTACAGTGGAGCTAGCGAAATAGCGCTAGATGTACAGGGTTGTATCTCTCGAAGATCTCAACACAATGTGGTGCAGCGAGCGCGTCATTCAGCTCCTCGATGAGGCCCGCATGGATGACGCCGAGGCTGTTGCCAAGGAGTGGGGATACAAGCTTGAGGGTGAGGCTTCACCTTGATCAGAGGATCCGCCTCGTTCAAGGACTGGCCAAGCTCGAACGCCAATCCCCCTCGGGTATGAAGCACCTGGCGAGCTTCTTCTTCGGTGCGCTCACAATGTACCGAAACCGAAAGAGATAGTGAAGGTTCCACGTAAAATAGGCCGGGTGTAGGTCCCCCTACCCCGGCTTTTGCGTTTCTGCAGCAGGTCCACCGACTGTGTGAAACTAGATAAAACCGGAGGTGACGTGGAAGCGCTTTTTACTCGCCTTTCTAATATCTGCCGTTTATTCGGATTCCGCGTAGTCCGGATCCCGAAGCCGCCCAAGCAGCCACCTAAAACAAGCCAGTACAAGCACGTCGCGGTGTACGACAACGACTGGGAGGACTAGGTTTTCCCTTAAGACTTTCTGAGCTGAAAGCAGCTAATTTTGGGATCGCCGAAGATCGCAAAATGACTGCACCAGCCGTGATGATCAAGCTCACCGAGCCCGCCGGGAGCCTCTACAAGATCCTGGCCATCACAGATGCAGAAGTGCAGCACGCGAACAACAACTTCATCAGCAAAGACCTCCCCTACCGTATTCGCCGTATCACCGACGATTCGTGCACGCTATAACCACGCTTGAATAGGGCAGGTACTCCTACCCTCGTGGAATACACCACAGATTGCGCTGTACCGCTCGCGCTGATCCCTTCAGCGTATGTCCACCCTCTAGCTCGACAGTTTGAGGAGATTGACGAGGACGGTGATCTAGTTCGAAGTTATGACGAGTGGGGCCTCGCCTCTGTTCTCACCTACGCCTACACCCGCAAGGTGGCGGCCCGCGCTGACTACAGCACGATGGAGGAGATCATGGGAGCCTGCCTGGAGGAATCCCGACACAGCCGCTCCGAGAACAAAGAACTGTTCCGCATGATCAAGCGGAGCATCAAAGCAGGTAACGAGGCAGCCGCCTTTCCCTACACCCGCACCCTGATCTCACGCCTCGGTACTGCCCTTGCTGAACAGCATGAGGGAATGAGTCCTGAGGACTTTATCGATGACGATTGAAGCGAGTGTCAATGACCAGCTCCGCTTCGCCAATTTGGTGAAGGGCATGGAAAAAATGGACCGAGACCAACTCCTTGCCATCGCCACGGATCTGGCCCGACTCGCCTTCGTTGTTCAACCCGCTGGCATGCGCTGGGCGGCCATGGAAGCAGCACAAAATCTTTCAAACCAATGGAAAGACCCAAGGAATTGAATGAGCGCCAGGTTCTGGCAGCTCAAGGACTAGCCGCTGGCTTGACCTGGCGCGAAGCAGCAAAGCGCGCCAAGTGTTCCACAGAAGGCATCCGCGCCTGGAAGCAGCTGGAAGAATTCAACGATGCCATCTGGCAATACCAGCAGGAGATCTTCCATCGCACCTTCGGCGTCACGTCTGAAGCTCTACCCGAAGCAATTCAGAAGCTCCGGGAGATCATTGATGACGAGAACCCGGAGATTAGTGTGAGCGTTAAAGTTCAGGCAATCAAGATCCTCATCGACTCCGCTCATAAGCAGTACGAAGCGCGGACGATTGAGCGTCGCCTGGAACAGCTAGAAGCCAATGCCCAGCGCCAAGCTCTTAACCCGGTTGGAGAGGTTAGAGAAATTACAAGCGCAGCGTGACAAGGAAGAGGAGCAGAAACGCCTCACTTCCACCGCCGTCGGCTTCAAACCTCGCTTCCCTACCGCTGACCGCTGGGACCAATTCGCCCCGCTGACCTGGATCCGTACCTCCGGCAGCGTCAAGCCGTTTGTGCCCTTCGACGTTCAGAAGCGGCTCATCGACTCGATCTGCAAGAGCCAGTACACGATTGTGCTGAAGAGCCGTCAGGTCGGCGCCTCCGAGACGGTCTGCTCCTACCTGTTGTGTCGAGCCCTAACGGAACCGGGTTTTGCTGCTGTGGTCTTCTCCAAGACCGCTGCTGACTCTGGCGCCCTGGGGAAACGGATCCGAGCTCAGGCCGCCAGCATCGCGGACTCAGGAATTGAGTTCACCACTGAATCCAACAGTGAGCTCTCCTTCAAGGGGCTGGGCACCATCTACTTCCTACCCGCAACACCCCGGGCCGCCCGAGGCATCCCGTCAGTCTCTGTGGTGGTGCTCGATGAGGCCGCCTTCCTTGACGGTGCTGAAGAGATCTACACAGCAGCGCAGCCGACGATGGCCACCCTGGGCGACCGGGGCAAGCTGATCCTGCTGTCCACGCCCAACGGCATGGGCAACATGTTCGCCAACCTCTGGCACGGGGAGGACGAGGACGGGTGGAACCGTTTCCGCATCCACTACTCCGACATCCCCATCTACGCAGCCGACCCCAACTGGGCAACCAAGACCAAGGCGAAGGCCAAACTCACTGACCGCTCCTGGCGGCAGGAGTATGAGATGGACTTCGTCGCCTCCGACGCCCAGATCTTCCCTCCGCCCCTGGTGGAGAAGGCGTGCCACGGGGAGCTGATCGAGTGCGGTCTTATGAACCGCGACTACATCATGGCCGTCGACCCTGCAGCAGGAGGAGACGACTACTGGTGCTCCGTCGTCCTCGACATCACCAGGCCCCCGTACCAAGTCGTCAACATCTTCCGCACCCGCTACAAGTCCAGCGACTACTGCATCCAGCAGATCATTGAGCAGGCGGAGAACTTCGCGCCCAACAAGGTGATTTGTGAGAAGAACGGGGTGGGTGCCGTGGTCTCTGAGGTGCTCTCCAAGGCCCTGGCCAAGTACATGGTCGAGCCCTACAACACCAACCGGCCCAACAAGATCTCCAACACCGACCGCATCACCTACTTCCTAGAGCGCGAAGAGCTCGTCGTTCCCAGAGAGCCCTTTTATCACGAGATGCTGATGTTCCGGCAGTTGGAAACGGGAGATCGCTGTGCTGGTGATGGTGCCCACGACGACTCAGTGATGGCACTCGCTCTTGCGCTCTCAGCGGTTGCTACAACGCCCACAACCGACTGGCTCGATCTGATCTGATGGCCATCCCAGCATTCAGCACAGACAACGACACCCACCACAAACGTCTCCTCCGCGGTGCCGTTACCGAGTACCTCGATGAGGGTGAGATTGTGACCTTCCTCAAGGACCTCAAGGAAGTCTTAGTGGAGGAGGAAGACCGCTTCCTGCAGCAGTCCATCTGGTTCCGCACGGCCCACGACAAGCTCTTCGGTTCCACCCCCGTCGTGAGTGACGACACCCCATAAAGGGGTATGAAAAACACGCAGCAAATCTTCCCATGACAGAAGAAGAGCTTGAAAAGTATCGGAGCTTTGTCCTCGCGGCTGCAGGCGTTGGATCAGCGGCACTTTTGCTGCTGTCGGTGTTTCCTCCTGCCGCAACCCCGGAAACCAAGTTCCAAGTCGTAGACCAGTACCAGGACTGTGATGTCGTCCGGTATATGGATGCCAGCAATGAGTCGAACTACTTCCTCGACTGCCGAAGAAACAAATGAAGCCGTTCTCCTGGGAGCACTGGATGACCGGCGTCACTGCCGCTATCACCATCGTCACCGCTGTAGTAGGTGGGACGGTAGTAATCGAAAACCGCTACGCCAAGGCCCAGGAGGTCAAGGCTCAGCTTGAGGACTACTACACCAGACAGATCAAGCTTCGCATCCTGGAAATTGATCTCAAGCCCAACCCAACGCCCTCGGACAAGGCTCTGAGGGAATACCTCGTTCAAGAACTCCAAAAGAAATGACCAGAAGCAAATCGACCACAGCCCTGCAAGCCCGGATCCTTAAGGCAGCAGCGAACGGCGATCTCCCCATCGACATCAGCCAAGAACTCGACCGCAAAGTCGCCAAGGAGTTCGTGCAGTGGTTCTACAAGGGAGTTGAGGATCTATCTGAATCCTTGAATAACGACGCCTGCCTAGAAGACGAATCCGCGAGAGTGTCCGCCATGATCGAGTGGGCAGACTTCGCTTTCCAAGCCGGATACCTGCGGGGTGCTGCCGGCCAGGGCTCGTGACTAACCAAGTATCCGCTGCAGAAGCCGTGCTCAACGCAGTCACGCTCAAGCGCTGGGACGTTCCTTATCAAGCCTGCGGTCAATCACTTGAGCAGATCCAAGAGGACGTTGCTGCTGCGCTCCGTGCGGCTGCCACCCATCTCAGAAATGACGAGTTTGAAACCTGTGGTGGGCACTCCTACGCCTTGATGATTGAAGTAGAAGATTTGATCGCCTTGGCGGATGAAATCGAAGCTCTTTAGGCCGATCAGCTTGCAAGGCGGGCTTACACATTAACCAGACGTGTCAAACATTCCGGAATTTCCAGACAGTTCCTCTACATCTCAAATGCCTGACATCCTTGACGACTCTTACGAGAGCGATCTCACCGAAGAGGAGCACGAACAGCTGATCCTGATGAGCGAGCACGCCGTTGGACCACCGTTGTCACCGGCAACTGAGGCTGTCTTGAGGGCGTACCGGTCCACGCATCTGAGTATCAACAACCTTGCCGCCGGCCTGCGCGCTGCTGCAGAGCAGATAGAAGACCTGTATTGCGCTGATCTTGTTATTGACGACAGCGATGGGGCTGTCTTCGTCTTATGCCAGCTGATGCTGATCGCTGACGAGCTTGAAGCCCTGTAGCCGGATCCACTTATGAACTACCCAGAACCACCAGCCGAACTGATAGAGGACTGGATAGAACTCGCCAAGCCTCTTCCAAACCGGCCACCAGATCCCAATAAGCTCGCAGCTCTGGCAGCTGCATGGGGATACCAACAGTGCGCCGCCGAGGAAGAGCGAGCAGCAAAGCTTCTTGACGAGATCTGGGCAGAAGAACTCTTTCAGGATTGGTTCACCTCAAACTCAGGACCCTGGACGTTCCTATGCGAGTACTTCTACGGCGATGTGCAGGAACCTGACCTCAAAACAAGGGAAAGACTGATGCACGAGTGGCTGAAAACCGCGTTCAAGACCGGCGTCAGCTACGGAATGCCGCCCGACGAGAAAGTTTGAGGTTAGTTAGTCTGGAGTTAAAGAGTTTGCGCCGAAACTTTGTCGGAAACTTCTGAAACTCCTGAAATCAGACTGGATTCCGAGATCCGGAATGACGGCGTGCTCATCAACGCCATCACCGGACTGGGTACAGCGAAGGATAAGAGCGAGTACTACGCCATCCGCACCCCGAAACTGCTGGCTGAGCAGGAGCTAGAGGCGCTGTACTACGACCCGCTGTGCCGCCGCGTCATTGATATTTACGCCGAAGCTGCTGTCACTGAGCAGCCGACCATCAAGGTCAGCGAAGAGACAGACGACTACGAAGGAACCCTAAAGTCGTTTGAGAACTATCTAGAAGACCTCGACTTTTTTGACTACGTCGAAGAAGCCCTCAAGCTGCAGCGACTCTATGGAGGCTCTGCACTCTTTATGGTGCTCGATGATGGGCTGGAGCCTAATCAGCCTGTTCGGCCTGAGCTTGTACGGGGCATTGCAGATCTCGTCCCCCTCTCAAGACGTGAAATTACGCCCAACGACTACAACTACCTCAACTACCGCAACCCAGAGTTCTACCGAATCTCGACCAGCAAGTCGGTCTACCAGGAGAACGACCTCCAATACCTGCTCGTCCACAGCTCCAGGGTCCTGCGCTTCGACGGACTCTTCCTTCCCTGGCGGCAACGGCTAATCAATGAAGGCTGGGGGATGTCGTACCTCCAACCCTTCTACGAGGTGTGGAAGCGCTACCGAGGCGCCACCGACGGCATGGCGACCATGCTCAATGAGATGGACCTATTCGTCCACAAGATCCCTGGTCTGGCGAGCAAGGTGACCTCCGGTAAGGAGTCCGCACTCCGTGCCCGCCTGGAAGCCAACGCGCTGGCCAGATCTCTCTACGGCGGGATGGCGCTGGACACGGAGGAAGAAGTGAGCTTTGCCTCCCGCAGCTTGTCTGGTGCCCAGGACCTGTTCGACCGGCTTCTCGACGACCTTGTCGCAGCCGCCGACATGCCTAAAACTCTGCTGTTCGGCACTTCACCTGCAGGCGGTCTTTCCGAGTCTGGGAAGTACGAAGACAAGAGCTGGGCGCAGTCAGTCGAGCGTTACCAGACGCACAGCCTCCGCAAACCGCTCAACCAGTTCTTCCAGCTCATCCTCTCGATGCCCCAAGGCCCCACCCGGGGCCGGGTGCCTGAGGAGTGGAGCGTCTACTTCCCTCCCTACTTCTCTGAGTCCGACAAGGACAAGGCAGAGCTCAGAAAGCAGGTCGCCGACACGGACAAGATCTATGTCGACATGGGTGTGCTGACGCCGTATGAGGTGCGCCGTTCACGCTTCTCCGGCACCGAGTACAGCATGGACGTCGTGCTCCTGGAAGAAGAGGAGCAGGCCCTGCAGCTCAAGCGGGAGCTGGAACAGGAGTCCATGGTGCAGGGGTATATCGGTCAGCAAGCCGCTCTGGAGCAGCAGCTCAGTCCTGAGCCCCCGCCTCAAGAGCAGCAGCCCCCGGAGCAAGTCAACACTGACTCTGCTGATCTGATCCACATGCACGGCCTAACACTGCTGGCCAATGCGTCAAATGGGGTCTATCGGATGTGTGTTTTAGCGGATGAGCTGGGTCACCGTTCAGATGCTGAAAACGTAGTACTGGTGGGCAATCGCTTCAACGACAGGAAGATTTATCGCGGTCACTTTGTGCGGGAAGACGGCACAATGGAAGCAGGACCCCTGCTGCTGGGCTTCTACTCGTCGCGCTCTGCGAATAAGGCGCTCCAAACCTACGCACCTGGCACGGAGACGGGTCTAACTCAAATTGAAGAAAGCGATATCGAGCACCTGAAAACATCGATGTTTGACTACCCGTGACGAAGAGAGCCGAAGCGAAAGATCTGTACCTGGCCGCACTCCGTGGTGACGTGGCAGCACAGCGGAAATGCACTGCCATGGGGAAGCCCTGCGGCGGTCGCTGCATCCCTAAAAACTGGAACTGCCGGATCAAGGGGGAGGGTGAGACACCTCCCACCCGAGGCAATGCAGTTCAGCTGACAGAAGAGCAGAAGACAAAGCTCAGAGGGGTACGAGCCCGCCGACGCCGGAATACAGCCCTAAGAACCATCGCTGGAGCAGTAGGTGTAGGAGGTGCAGCAGCCGGTGCCGCCTATCTGGCATCCCGGAATCCGCAGGCCACTCGAAGGATGGCGAACCGGGCTGGCACTGTCTCGCCAATGGCTGGTGCACTCTCCAACCTGCCAGGCGGTGCGGGACGTGCCGCTGCTGTCGTGAATCTGGGCGTGGGCGCGTTTCAGGCCGGAGCCAACATGGGCGCCAGCTTCGCCCAGAACCGAAAAGGTGTTCAGCGACTAAGAGAACTGCGGGGCGTCATGGTCCAAACGCAGATCCGCAGCCAGCGCATGCAGAGCCGGATCAGTGGACTGCGCGACAAGCTCGGGACCTACGAGCGAGAGCGCTCCAGCTTGATGACCAGGATGAGCAACGGAGGTACGACAGCCCAGCGCCGCAGCCTCCGGTCCCTCGACACAACCATCCGCCGCATCAACGGAGACATCCAACGTCGGGAAGCCGAGAGGTCGGTGACGACTCGCAGGATTGCCAGCCTGACAAAAGCCACCCAGAAGATGGAGGGCCTTCTCACCGGCAACTACAACACCGCCGCGAAGGTGATGAAGACGGTGGAGGAGCGGAACGCTGAATTCCGTCGCGGTCGCCGCCAGACAAGCAACCTCAAGCCCCAGGGGAAAAGAGGTCCGAAACCAGACCGCCGTAGTTGGCAAGAGCGGTTCGGCCTGGACTCTGCTGACGAACGCACCGACAAGAAGTGCGGCCAGTCCGGCATCGCCGCCAACAAAAAATGCACCAAGGGCACTGGACGAGGTCGCCAGGTAGCCAAGGCAGCGGCAACGGCTGCCCTGCTCGCAGGTGGTGCTGTTGCCCTACGGCAAGCGAGCAAGACCGGCCTGGGAAAGACGCAAGCCACTCAGGGAGCTAAGGGTCCTTGGGTGGCATCCAAAGGCCGCCGCATGACAGCAACCGAAGTCGAGTCACTCCGCCGGATGCGGGAAAAAGGTCAGGGCAAGTTGGGAGCCCAGCCCCGCCGCCGCACAGGTGATGAGGTGGAGCATCACGGCGAAACCTTCTCCGACTACAACCAGCCAAAGCGCACACCCAACCACCCGACCAAGTCCCACGCGGTACTCGCAAAGGAAGGGGAGACGGTCAAGCTGATCCGCTTCGGTCAACAGGGCGTTCAGGGCAGCCCGCCGAAGGAAGGGGAATCCGAGGCATATCGCGCCCGTCGTTTGGCGTGGAAGGAACGTCACGCGAAGAACATCGCCAAGGGCAAGATGAGCGCCGCCTACTGGGCCAACCGGGCCAAGTGGGACGCCGCAGGAGAGCAGCGCCTGGGAAAGCCCTGCGGTGAGAGCCACATCCCCAGGGCCAAGAAGTGCTCGAAGGGATCAGGTGTTGCAGGCAAAGCCGCCCTGGCTGCCACCGGAGCTGCTGCGGTTGCCCTGTTCGTCAAACGAAAAGAAGCCCAATCCGCGCTGACAAAAGCTGTTTTGTCCGCTGAGAGAGCTCTGGCCGGGAAGACGGGCCGACAGGCGTACGAAGAAGCCCGCATGAAAGTCCCCGAATCCCTCAGGGCTCAAGCGGACAAAGCAGTAGGCACCACAAAGACCGTTCTAGGTGTCATGGCCAATCACGCCTCATCACCGATTGAGGTCTTGGGCATTAACGCCAGACAGGGCTTCGTGACAGGCCGCTTCAAGAAAGGCGAGGAATTCATCAGCATCGGCAGCGTTGGAAGGGACGTGATCGAAGCCCGATCCGAAAAGAGCCAAGGCCGCGCCAACGAGTGGACCGTTACCTTCACGGTCAACAGCAGCCTGACAAGAGAAACCCCAAGATCCGCCACCGAAGCTCGCCGAATCTTCAACACAGCGCGAGCCATGATCAAGGATCAGGCATCCCACATGCCAAAAGGCTCAACACTGTTCGCTGAGGGAGCGGTGGGTGACGGTTCCGAGAAAGCCCGAAACAGGATCTACAAGCGGTGGGGCTTTCAGGACGACGGGGACGGCGGCCTAACTATGAACGCAGCAGACTTCTGAAGTGGACGATCTGATTGAGTCCTTCAACACTGCCCTCAAAAAAGAGGAGCAGCAGGTGATTGAAATCGTAAACCGCTCGCTTGACCGAGCATTCAATCGTCTTCTTCGCCGTACCTACGGTCAGTTACGAAGCGGTCAATTTCAGACAGCAGAGAGAAACGCTCGCGTTTTGGAGCTAATTCCTCCTCTTGTTCCTGACCAGGCTGACGAATACTTATCTGCGTTTCAACGCCTGTTATCTCGGTCAACAGGGTTTGGCCTAGATTTAGCTGCACAGCTATCGAAGTCTGTAACAAGTTCTCAAGTTGGTGTAACCGTCCCAGCAGAAGCAGTGATAGCAGCAGCGAGGACAGCGCGAGGGTACCTAGAAAGACATGGAACAACATTTTCAACCGCAGCCGCTGAAGTTTTAGCGCAGGGCATTGCAGAGGGAAGGCCGACAGAAGAGATGACCAAAGATCTGCAGAGGAGACTAAAAGTCACCAAGTCCCGGGCTGAGGTCATTGTAAGAACCGAATCCCTAAGAGCTCACAACGACGCGGCCAATGCGTATTACACGCAAAACGGCATTGACCTTGTGATGTACTACGCCACAAGCGACGACCGCTCCTGCCCTTACTGCACAGCCCATGCAGGGAATGTTTTCAAGCGCAACGCCATCCGAGTACCTCGACATCCGAGGTGCAGGTGCTACCTGGCTCCGTATAGCGAGAACACCACAGATATCGACCCTGCATACGACAAGATGCGGCGTAAACACAGGGAAGAAGTGCTGCGTTACGCTAGAGGAAAGGGTGTGGACTTGAGCTACGGTCCCTCCACATTTGAAGACTTAGCCCCACTCCCAACGCGGGAAACATGAAGGACACTCGCCTCGGCCGTGCCGACAAGGATAAGCCTGGTCTCTATGAGAACATTCGGGCGAAGCGCGAGCGAATCAAGGCTGGGTCGGGTGAAAAGATGCGTAAACCCGGTCAGAAAGGCGCCCCTAGCGCAGCTGACTTCAAAGCCGCAGCTAAAACTGCAAAACCAGAAGAGAAAAAGGACATGGGCATGCGCGCCAAATACGACAAGATGAAAAAGGGCTGCGATTGCCAGGACGGCAACAAAGGTTCCTGCAAGTGCAGCAAAAAAGACATGGGGATGAAGAAGTCCCCGTATGCCGATGGCTGCGGCTACAAGGAAGACGCCTTCGCCCGCGAGCTGGATGCTGTCCTGACCGGCATGAAAGCCGACTCGATGGAAGTCGAGAAGATCTCCTCCCCTGGTCCTGACGAAGAGGGAGAGGAGGAGCGTGATGACAAGAAGTGCGGCGCCTCTGGCATCGCAGACAACAAGAAGTGCACCAAAGGCACTGCTGGTGCAGGGAAGAGCAAAGGCGGTGATGTGAAGTCGCAAGCCCTCGCCGCCGCCAAGAAGCAGACCGCGAAGCAGAAAAAGATGGGTACGGGCCGGCGCATGCTCGGCACCTACTTGGGCACGATGGCTGCTGTTTCCGGCGTAGGTAACGCTGTGCAAGCCGGCGAAGCCCTCGCCAAAGGCCAGTACGGCAAAGCTCTCGGGTCAGCAGCTCAAGCTGCAGGCAACCTGAGCGGAGCGAACGCTTTTGCCTCTGGCAACATCGGTCGGGGCTTCAAGCGTCAAGCGCTCGGCAATGCCGCAGGTCTTGCCTCCTATCTCGGAGGTGAAGCTGCGAAGGGATACAAGCGTGCTGGAAGCAACGGTGTTCCCCCGCTGAAAGATCTGTACTGGCAAGCTCGCGAGCGTGCCTCGGGTGTCCGCCGCATGCCCCGCAAGTGAGCATCCGCGAAGACAAAAAACTGAACTGCGGCCCAGGCTCGAAGCAGTGCGGTAACGCCTGCATCCCGAAATCCCATAAGTGCCGTGCTTCCTGGAACAAGCCAGTGAAAGCTGCCGCCGCTGTGGCCGGAGCAGCTGGCCTGGGTCTGGTCGGTACAGCGTTCCTGCACAAGCGAGAGGGTATGAGGAGTGCTGCTCGCAGTGTCATTGAGCCAGTCGCACAGGCAGGCTTTGCAGCAGGAAACCTGGCTCGGGGTAACAAAGCCGGGGCCATGAACAACGTGGCAAACGTGATCGCCACGAGTAAGGGAGCTGGCAAAAATCTCCAGTACGTAGCCAAGGGTTATGGCAGGGATCTCCAGTTCGCCCTGGAGCTGGGGAAAAACCGCTACTTCAAGATGCGGCATCACAAGCAGGCCAAGGGCGGACGGGTCCCCGGCCTGAATTACGACGCCGAGGACCGTACAGACAAAAAGTGCGGCGCATCCGGCATTCCCGACAACCGGCGTTGCACCAAGGGCTCTCTAGGTAGCACCGTGGCCAAAGCGGCTGCGGTGGCAGGCGGGGTAGCCCTCGGCGGAGCACTTCTGAACAAGGGATCCCGCAGAGCGATCCTGTCCTCCCCGGGTGCTGCTCGGCGCGCAGGGAACAAGGCGCTGGTGAGCGTGGCTGAAGCCATTGCCACCAACAAAAAGAAGATGAACTTCTCGGGGGAGGCGCTGAGCAACATGCGCCCACCCTCCAAGACACAGCGGTTGGCGGAAACAGCTCGCCGCGCCAACGTCTCCGCTGAGCAGGCAATCAAGAAAGCTGCCAACGCCGAGGTCAACCGCGCCATGGCAGTTGGTGAGGCGATGTTCAAAGCGGGCAAGGCAACCCGTGCCTCCCTCAACAGCGGGATGCGAACCCACAACCTGAGTGTGGAGCGCCTTCGCCGCAAGTACGAGCCTGGATACCGCCGCCGCAGAGACCTCGGCTCGTTCTACAAGAAGGACATCACACAGAACACGACATACGTCCGTGATCGACTCAGCAAGATCATGGATTCCTACAAGAAACGGAAGTATTGATGCTCCGGATACCACCGGTCGTCGTATTTGGCCTGACCTGGCTATCCGGGATGCTCGTAGTAACCGTATGGCTGACACAGTTCAGCCACTGAGAACGTCTGCTAAATAGGCGTAACTGATCACAGTATGTGACCTGTATCAGCGCACCCTCAGCTCACCGGGGCGCGAAAGGAGAGCACATGTTCGAGGGCCACTTCCTTGAGCGTGGCATCTTTATCGCCTCCCCGAAGCACGACCTCCACCGTGTCGACTACGTGGTCGAATACAACGGTGGCCTGCAGCGCGTCAACGTCAAAACCCTTCACTGGGTGCCAACTGGGAACTATTACCAGGCGGACACGAAGACAAGCGCCGGGTCCAAAGGCCACAGGGCATACTCCGCAGACGAAATCGACTATCTCGGCGTCGTCAGCCTGGAGTACGGGAACATCTGGATGCTTCCGTTAGCCTCAACCAAAGGGCTGACATGCCTCCGATGGCACCCGCCTGAAAAACATCACAGGAAACGATTCGACAGCTTCGACTGGTCCCCTTACCTCATAAAACAAGGGTGCACCAGCGGTTCTGATACTTATACCGCAAAATTTAGTTAGTATCAGGATATGGAGACTGTAAGTCGCTACGATTACGGTCAGGTAACGAAGTCCGAAATCACGGACGAGGGCTACCTGAAAGTGTGGTGTAAAGCGGCCCGAGTAGGGACTCAGCTTTATACCAGGGGTGATGGCACGCAAGTGCGTGAATATCGCCCTGAAGCAGAAGTAGCGAAGCCAGAGTCTCTTGCTTCCTTCGGCATGAAGGCAGTAACCATGGGTCATCCCCCGGTTCTGCTTGACGCCGAAAATACAAAGGTTCATCAGATCGGACATGCAGGCTCGCAAGTTCGATTCTCCGATGGCTTCGTTGAGGTCGCTCTTGTCGTAACTGACAAATCGGCGATTGAACGTATCCAGCGGGGTGATGCCCAAGAGGTCAGCGCCGGCTATCGCGTCGACTATGACCCCACCCCTGGCGTCACACCCGCAGGCGAGAGTTATGACGGCATCCAGAGGAACATTCGCGTTAATCACATCGCGATTGTCCCCCGTGGTCGTGCCGGTCGTGACGTCCGTCTGATCCTCGACTCATGTGACCGCAACGATGCGGTGGCATGGGACGAAAACCCGTCGAATTCGCCCGTATCTTCCATGGCACGAATCACCCTCGACGGCCTGGATCTTGAACTTCCAGCAGAAACTGCCGGTGTGGTCCAATCCTTCGTGAAGGAGAGTGATCGTGCCAAGGCCGAGCTGATGAAAAAGCTCGATTCTCAGGAAGAGCAGATCCAAGCTGTTGTCTCCGAGAACGAAGAAGCTCTCGGCCGCCTCGACGCGGCTCTTGAGCGTATTGAAGAACTCGAAAAGCAGATCGCTGACGCAGAAGCTGCCGCCGCAGAGCGCAGCGACGCTGAACAGATCAACCAGGCTGTGAACACCCGTCTGGCCTGCCTCGATAAGTTCTCCCCCCTCCTCCCCGAGGACTACAAGTTTGACGGTGAGGACGAGCACCAGATCATGGCGCTCGCTTACGAGAACGTCTTCGAAAAAGCTCCCCGCGAAGACGCTTCCAACGATTACCTCCTCGGCGTCCTTGACGGTGTTCTCGCCGCCATGGAAGACATGGAAGGTGAAGAGGAGGAGATCAAAGAGGACGCCGACTTCCAGCCTGAGGAAGACGGCTCCAACGTGGCCGAAGTCCGTGCTGCCCTGGCGCAAGTAAAGGCAGCAGAAAAGATGGACAGCCAATCCTCCTACCGTGAGCGTCTGCTGAACGGTTGGAAGTCAGACCTCACTGCTCACGTTTGATAGGAGCGCTAAGTAATGGCTATCACCTACACCACCACCACCGTCGCCAATCCCGCAGGTGCTCAGGGTTCTTACCCTCAGCGTCTTGTGGCTGGCCACGAGGGCATGATTGCGGACCTGCAGGCTTTTGTCTCCCGGTCCTACACCAATGAATCCGGCGCCGTGCTGCCTTTTGGCCACGCCGTGATTATCGACAGTGCCGCCACTTCCGGCCTGGGCGCCAAGCTTCCCGCTGGTGCTTCCGCTACTGGCGTACTGGGTCTTGCTGTTGACAGCAACACCTTCGAAGCCAACGCCAACAGCTCCTACCAGGGCACCGGCGTTATCCCCGGCACTTCTAAGACTGCTGATGGCCGTATTGGCTATCCCGACAAGCAGATCGTCAACGTCCTGAGCAAGGGCGTTGTCTACGTCTACACCGTGGATGCTGTGGCACTCGGCGATGCCGTGCGCCTGTATCACACCGATCACGCCAGCGCTGCCACCAACGGTGGCTACAAGGGCCGCTTCGGCAAATCTGCCGTGGCTGGTAAGACCTTCAACGTGACTGCCGGTGCTCGCTGGGTGGGTGCTGCCGCCGCTGGCGGTCTGGCTCTCCTGGAGATCGACATCCCCACCTTCACCGTTTCCGCAGACGCTTGATAGGAGGCACCCAACTAATGTCTGATATTCGTAACGACGACGCCGGTCTGTTTCTCGCAAGAGAACTAGAGCAGATCCTGGCCCGGACCTTCGAGGTCCAGTACGCCGACATCAAGTATTCCCAGATCCTCCCCATCTCCACCGAGGTGGGTCCTGGTGCTGACAGCTTCACCTACCGCATCTTTGATGCTCAGGGCAAGATGAAGCTGATCCAGGACAAAGCAGGCGATCTGCCCCGTGCTGATGTCCTGCGTAAGGAAGTGACCCACGCTGTCCGCAGCCTGGGCGCCTCCTTCTCCTACACCATCCAGGAAACCCGTGCCGCCGCCATGGTGCCCGGCATGAACCTGGAGCAGCGCCGTGCAAACGCTGTGCGCCGCGCCTATGAGGAGAAAGTGCAGGAAATCGCCTACTTCGGCGATGGCGCTGTGTCGATGGATGGCTTCTTCAACAACGCCAACGTCGACAAGCTGGTGCCCTCCAAGTGGTTCGATGACGCCAACATCACCACTGACGAGATGCTGGAGATCCTCAACGAGGCTCCCACCCGCATCGTGCAGAACTCCAACATGAAGGAGGCTCCCAACACGATGCTGGTGCCCTACGACGTGTACCGCATCATCAGCACCACCCCGCGTAGCGCTACCTCTGACACCACGGTGATGGAGTTCTACCTCCGCACCAACCCGATGATTCGCTCTATCGAGCCGATCAACGAGCTGGAAGCCAGCAAGTCCGGTAGCAAGCTGTCCAAGGACCGCATCATCTGCTACGACCGCAGCCCCGAGAAGCTGCAGCTGCATGTGCCCCGCACCCTGGAGTTCCTGCCCCCGATCCGGCAGAACCTGGAGTTCACCGTGGCCGCCCACGCCCGTATCGGCGGTGTCGCTCTGTACTACCCCAAGAGCGCTCTGTACGTCGAGAAAGCCTGATAACACCTCTCTTCTCAGAACATGATCATCACTTACAAGCCCCAGCTGGAAAATCCGCCCCGGGATAAGGAAGTCACTCTTGGCTTCTCTCTAATCGGTGCGAAAGCCGGTGGTACTGAGCACATCCAACTGAAATCGGGTGTTAACCGCGATTTTGATCCCTCTCAGTGGGACAAGATCAAGGAAATGCCCGTCGTCAAGGATCTGCTCAGCATCGGTGCGCTGGCAGTGCAGGAAGACGTGGAAGTGGTGGACTCCTCGGTCAAACCGACCGGGGGTCTGGCCACGATGCCTGTGAAAGAGGCACTTGATGCCATCGATGCGACCTTCGACCTGGACCTGCTCAAGGAGTGGGACTTCGCCGAAAACCGCATCCGCATCAAGAACGCCATTGCCAAGCGAGTGAAGGCAATTACTGAAGGAGAAGGCTGATGGCCGTCACCTCCACCACATTTTTGAGCCGTTTCCCTGAGTTTTCGAACCTGGAATCCGCCGTGGTGGAGGGGGCCATCGCCGAGGCGAAGCGCTTCTGCGACAGCGAAGTGTGGGGCACGCAGCATGACGACGGGGTGAACTACCTGTCCGCTCACCTACTTGCCTCTCGCACTCAAGCCATTGGGCAACAGATCGGTGCAGTTCCTGGCGGTCAGACCGACATGGGCTTCGCCGGTACTGCCTATGGCGCGACCTTTAATGCTCTTCAACGCTCTCTCGTCAATATCGGCTTTGCGTTCTGATGGGAGCCTACGCGCCCTTTGACAACGCAACACTGGTCTTCGAGGTCTACAGCTCCTTCGCTACAGACCCTCAGACCGGTAATCGGGTCCCTGTCAACACGACGGAGACCTACGTCGCCAATATCCAGCTGGACGCCAGCAGACAGGACTACAAGCCCGGTATCGACGAGAACAAGGTCCCGTGCAAGGGCAGGCTGCTAGTGCCCTCGACCTTTAGTTCCAAGGTCAAGGTGGGCATGGTGGCGAACTGCACGGTAAACGGCATCACCGGCACTCTGCGCGTCACGAACATTGGCTCTCAAGAGCTGTTGTTTGCGCGGAGCACGCTGCATCAGGGCTTCATTGGTGAATTCGAACAGACAGGCAAGGGTGGTTAACCATGGCGCAGCCCAAAAAGCTTGATACGACAGCTTTAGACAGGGCGATTGCCGCAGCTACCCAGCAACTTGTCAACCGCCTGTCAGCGGAATACACCAGTGAGATCTCTTCTGATAAGTGGAAGTGGAACGACGGTAGCCTGCGGGACATCGTCGACACAGGACGGCTGCGCGCAAGCCAGACAGTAAGGCAAGCGGGACAGAACAGATACCAGTTCAGCTGGCCTGTTGAGTACGCAACTCAAGTGCACGAGGGCACCAAGCTCAAGGGTGGCGGCGAATGGCCAGCCCGCCCCTGGACGCGCACGGCACTTGAGAACGTGGACCCTAAAAAGTACTTTGAGACTATACTTAGGAGAGAGTTAAATGGCTAGTGTAAATCAAATACGCAGCCTAATTAACTCGGCTATCGGGTCCAAATTAGGAAACTATAACCTTCCGGATGGATCTACGTCCCCCGCCCTATGGGTACGGGGTCAGCAGCAAGTTCCCAAGGACTGGACTGTCACTGGCATCGAGTGTGTCATCGACGAAGTCCCCGAGATGGTGAACAAGCCCACCTTGTCGCAGCAGGTTGTACTAGACGTCCGTTGGCCGATCTATCTCACAAGCTACGACACGGCTCAAACACTAGCCGAGGTGCGCGAGCTTCTCTTTCAGTGGTTTCCTGATATTCAGGATCCCGTGCATGTCCCCCAAACGGACATCTCGTTCGAAACCCTGAAAGTATTTATCCCCGATTACTCGATTCAACCTGAGAGAGGCTAATGGCTAATCTTCCTGGTGGTGCATTTGCCAAGGGGCGGGACCGTATCGTGCGCGTCGCCGACCCCGGCAGCACCCGTAAAGCAGCAACTGTGACTGCAGGCGCTATCACCGCCCCTGCGTCGCTGACCTACAAGTGGCTGAAGGGCGCAACCCGCGCTGAATTCACCCCCGCCCCGAACTCTCAGGAGTTCTACCTGCTGGGTGACAGCGGCTGGCGTGACTCTGTGGGTGTGACCCAAGCCGGTGAGCTGGCTTGCTCCGCCTACTTCATCAACAGCCTGGGCGCAAGCAACACCCCTAACGCTGACATTGACGACGCTCTGAGGCTCGTCATCGAGGCTGAATCCGACCCCGACGTGGAACTCTGGGTTGAGATGTTCACCTATCTCGGCACCGATAGCACCGGTAACTACAAGTATCACGCTCGTATGTTCCAGGCTTGCGTGACCGGCGTGTCTGAGGCTGCCCCCTCCGACGGCCTGATCGAGTACTCCTGGACCTTCCAGTCCCGTGGCCGCATCTGGTCGGGCATCTTCGACAACGCAACTGCAGCACTGTCGGTGTACTGATGAAATTTGACCTGCTCGTCTCTGAGGACAAGCGGTCATACTTCATCAACTGCACAGTGAGTGGAGATCTACTCGAAGTGGGGGCGGTTTACATCGCCCCCTTTTCGCGTACACCGGCCACTCTTCTTACAGAAGATGGTGGTAAATTGACCGTGGTTATTCCACCTGATGCGGAAAACAGTGACACCGAACTGGTGGCTTCAGACACATCGTTTTACATAGACTGATGAGCCGTTATTCAAAGCTCTTCTTCAAGGAAAAGGAATACCACGAGATTCTCCCCTTCCGTTTCCCGATCTACAAAGATCTCGTAGCTGGAGAGGCCGAAGGTGTCGAGGAGATCGCTCGCAAGCAGGCGCAGAACACGTACTCCCTGCTGAAGATCGCGAAAGCCGTCTCCAAGAAGCGCAAGATCAGCGTCAAGGATGCTCTGGAGCTCCTGAGCAATACCGACAGCGACAACGAGGTCCTGTACGAGCATGCAGAGGAGCTGGCGGAAGTCCAGAAGGACTCAGCCACCGTTGCAGAGCAGCAGATCGAAATGGTGACCCTCTTCCTCCGCTACCGAGGCGAGGCTCAAGAAGGTGATCAGTGGGTCGAGACCAGAGACTGGACCCGGGAAGACACCCTGCTAGTACCCAGCAAGCTCCTGAACGAGATCTTCGAGTTCATCAATTGGGAACGCAACGGCTGGCCGTCTGAAGGCGACGAGGGAAACTGAAAGAGAGCGAGGTAGATCCCGAGAAGCTGATCGAGAAGCACAGGGAATACCTCGCTCAAAAACCTCTTGACGTCACGAAGCTCTACCTCCAGGTTCGCAGCGGCGTCTTAGCCGCCGAGTACGACCGGACGACCTTCCTTCGCACCCCGCTGAAGGAGATCTACACAGTCCTGGAATTTGCGTTTGAGGAGGAGAAGCGGAGGGCCAATATCGAGTCCATCTCGACCGCCAAGCTGGCCTTAATCGTCGTTCAGGTTGCCCAAGGGATGGCGGGCAACAAGGCTCCCAACAAACTAAGTATCGACGACATCCTGCCGTTTGCCCTCAATGCGTCAGCATCGCAGCAGCAGACAGAGACATCAGAGATAATCAATAAGTTAGTCCGCTCAGGAAGACTGCCAGTACACGTTATTGCGGCACTGAGCAAGGTCGTATCCCTGAAATAGCCCAGTTAAAATAAGAAAACGGATAGGAGTGCCGTGGCATCTCTCGGAGACCTTACGCTATTTATCTCCGCCGAGACTGGCCGGGCGAAGCAAGATATTAACGACTTGGGGCGCAGTGCCGATCAAGTCGTCAACAAGAAGCGCGAGTTTGATTTTTCAATCGACAAAGCACGGAACAATATCCGTGCACTTAAGCGCGATATCGAGACCATTGGGTCCGCGCTCAAAACCACATACGAAGTAGCCAAGAGAACTCCCCTATTTGAGGACAAGATCGAGTCAGCCGAAAAGCTGATTCGTACTACCAAGCAACTGCCGCAGATCTCAAGAGATCTTAAGGAGGGGGCTAAAGCGGGGAATATCCTCAAAAACAGCTTTGAAGGCTCTGTTGGTGCCGTAGCCAAGCTCACCAACAACCTCGCCAAGATTGGATTCGCTCTTTACGGCCTGCAGCAGATCACCGGCGCACTCCAGGGGGCCTTCGGTGGGTTCTTCAAGGCCACCATCGGTCAGGAGATCGCTCTCCGTGAGCAGATCCTGAAGACTCAGACGGCGCTGGCATCGACCAACGATGTCTTTGCCGGCGGCAGGAAGATCGAGGACCCGTTCAAAGCCATCAACGCGCTGACGGGGTCGATTGAGAAACGAATCGACAGCATCAGGAAGCGGTCGCTGGATCTGGCCGGCGTCACCAGCACGGAGGTTGTCGAGGTCTTCTCGATGGTCTCCTCCCAGATCGGCTCCATCGGTGGAAGCCTGAAGGATGCGGAAGATCTGGCCATCGCCTTCTCCGGGGCGTTGGGGACCTTCGGGATCCCCCTGTACCAGGCACGCCAGGAGATCGGCTCAATTCTCCGGGGAGACATCACCACTGACTCCTACCTGGCAAAAGCGCTGGGCATCACGAACGAGGACGTCCAGAAAGCCAAAAACTCCACTGAGGGACTGGTCGCGTTCCTGAACAAGAAGCTGGCAACAGCTGTTGCGGGACAAGCGCTGGCTGCCAAGTCGTTCAGCGGTGTCACCTCCAACCTGAGAGATCTGGTCGAACTGCTGGGCCAAGCGTTCGGCGGTCCCCTTGTGGATCCCCTGGTCGCCGGCCTGAACCGGGTTTACAGCATCCTCAGCGGAGTCAAGGAGCAAGCCTTCGCTGCTGCCAAGGCGTTGGGTGGTGGGCTCGCCAATGCTGCCTCCATCATCGGTACTCAGTCCATCGGCAATTCCCGCTCAGTCAGTGGTGGGAACGCTCAGGCCCAGCAGATGGCCGACGCTGCTGCCCAGACGATTGACCGACTCAGCACCAAGATCGCGGCGTTGGCTGGGGAGCTCGCCGCACCGCTCCGCAACGTCTTCGACCTGATCAACGCGAGCCTCGCGAAACTGCTGCAGGGTCTGGGTGCCCTGGCCTCCGGCTTCGTCAGCCTCAAGGTCGAGGTCTTCCAGCAGCTGCTGCAGGCATTCCAAAACCTCCTCGCCGTAGCTCAGCCGCTGATCTCGGCGACCTCCTCGCTGCTGCAGCTCTACGGCCAATTCCTGCAGCTCCCTGTCGTTGAGTACATCAGCTCCCTGACGGCTCAGTTCAAGCTGTTGGAAGCAGTCGGCGTGATGGGCTTTGTGAAGCTCATTGCCGGTGGTATCGCCTTCTCCCAGATGTGGGGTGGCGTGGTCGCTGCCGTCAGAACTGCCGCAACTGCGATCACCACAACCCTGGGGCAGGCCCTGGCCGCACTGGGCACTCTGCTGACAGCGCTAGGTCAATCGATTGCTGCGCTGGTGGCCCGCTTGGGCGTGGCAATCCCCGCTGTGAATCAACTGGCAGCGGCTCTGACCTCTACAGGAGCCGCCGCGAAAGGGGCCGGAGCATCAATGGCAGCGGCCAACGGAGCTGCCAACGCACTGGGCAACGGCATGAAGATGCTGGCGCTGAACATGATTAAGTTCAACGCGGTTCTGCTTATCATCCAGCTCAGCATCACTGCCATCGTCGATGCGTTCGGAAGGTGGCAGCGCGCCCAGGAGAAGGTCGCAAGCGACAAGAGAGGCAAAGAGGCAATTAGAGCGCTCAATAATGAACTGAAAGATGTAGATGAGAATTCATCAGCCGCCGAGAGAGCGCTAAAAGACCTGAGGGAATCACAGGCTCAGAGCACACTCTCGCAACAAAAAGAAGAATTTGCTGACGCAGATAAACAGGTTTCTGAGCTGACAGAAAAGATACAGCAGCTGAAGAAAGAACTCGGAGAACGTCAGGCGTTTGCCTTTGGCCTGGATATCCAGGGCATCAATGCCATGAAGACCCAACTACAAGGTCTTGAAGGCGAGCTTCAAAAAGCAGTTGGCAGGCGTTTTGCCGCAGAAAAACAATATGTAGACACTCTGACGAACTACGAGAAAGGCAGGAAGAAAGAAGCCCTGAACGAGGAGGTCACCACCCGAGCCAAGGCATTAGGTGATCAGAACGAAAAGCTCGCCCAGCAGCAAATGCAGCTGGCCCGGGACGTGGCCAATGCCGAGTTCGGCGCTCGCATGGAGCTGGCTCGCAAGCAGATCGAGGTCTTCCAAGCAGGAGAAGAACTCCGCATCCGCCAGGTTGACATCTACAACCGTAAGCTCATCGACGGTCAAGAGGGTGCCTCCGCAACAGCGCTGGATGCACTGAACACCTACCTGGTTGAGAAAGAAAAGGGCGAAGTCAACATCGAAGCCAAGCGACGGGAGTTCCAGCTCCAAGCCGCTGAAATCGAGAAGGAGATCGAGAACTACAAGTTCGACATTGCACAAAAGATCTTGGAGCTCAAGAAACAGGGCGCCAAGCTCGAAATGGATACTGCTGACTACGTCAGAAAGCAGCAGGAAGCAGCCAAGCTCAACGGCGGTGCAGCTCCAGGTGGTGGCGTGATGCTCCCAGGGGCTGCTGGAGCAACGGCTCGTGTGGGCAGCACAGGCCGTAGCTCTGGACCTCACCTCGACATCCGAGGCCCTAACGCCGCAGGCGTGATCCAGGAAGCCGAGGCGATCATCAAAGCCTGGCAGCAGATGGGCGTGAAGTACATCGTGCTGTCCAACATCAACAAGGACATCACCCGGGTCACAGATTCAGGTGAACTGCAGCGCTTGCTCAAGCTGGAGCAGCAGGCCCACGACTCGACGAGAGGGCGCCGACCAGGAGCGAGCAGTGGTGCGATTGATCTGGCCGTACCGATGGGCACGCCGATCCCTGTACCGGTGGGTGGTGTGGGCTTCGACCCAAGCGGCGGGGGCTACACCGCCCCATCACTGTTTGGTCTGGGCAATCGCTTCCTTCACCTGCAACAGGGGAGCAAAGCAACCAGTACAGCCGGTACTGGCTCGCCTGCACGCCCCAATCTCAACGCAGGCGGTGTGGCGGCCCCGTCAACCGCCGGTTTCGAAGGTGCCAAGCGCGGCTTAATCGGGCTGAACAAGGAGCTGCAGCAGTTCGAGCGCCTGAACCAGGACATCACCAACAAGGAAAACCTCGACAACTTCTTCAAGGCCCTGGCGCCCAACATCCCCGTCGAGCAATTCCGCGACGCCGTCATTGAGGTCAAGGCATTCGCCCAAGCTTCAAAGATGAGCCTCGACCCCGAGCAGGCCGCCATCTACGCCAAGCGGATCGCGGACATCAACAAGTTCGAGGCAGAGCTGGCCGAGACGATCAAGAAGGCCGGCGAACTACGCGGCATGACCGCCGAGAAGCTGAAGACCCTGGAAGAAGAAGCACGCAAACGCTTCTACGGGAAGGGCGGCACTAAAGAGCAGCTGGATGAAGAGGTGAGGCTCCGTCTGGCCGCGCTGGAAGCTGAGCGTCAGAAAGCGGCGATCAGTGACCTGATGAGCCAGAAGCGGCAGAGCGCGCTGGGTACAACACAATCCATCCTCGGAGGGGCAGGGCAGCTCCAGTCGCAGCTGTTTTATGACCCCCGACAACAGCAGCGGGTCATGGCTGAGACCGAGATGGCTCAGATCGGCGCGCAGTACGACCAGCAAATGCCCAACTGGCGGACTGATACCAGCGACGCCGCAGAAGAACTACGAACCAAATTCGAGGAACTCAGGCAGCAGAAGCTTTTTGACGCTGAGCGCATGGGCGAATTCGAGGCCATGCGTAACCAATTCCAGCTGCTGAGCGACGTGGCCTCTGGAGTGGGTCAGGCCATTGGCACGGCCATGACGACTGGGGTTAAGGACGTTCTGACCGGTGCGAGGTCAGTGCAGGAAGTGCTTGCCGACACGTTCAGCAGCATTGCCGACTCGTTCTTCGGCATGGCGCAAAAGATCATCGCGGACATGATCAAGATGCTGGTCCTCAAATCGCTGCTGGGGATCTTCGGGATGAACAACGCCGATGGCGGCCCTGGAGGCTTCCTGGGCGGATTGTTCGGTGGCGGCGGCGCAGGTGCAACCAGTGGCAGCCCCTTGGCAGGCTTCGGGATGGACAGCCTGCTGACCTCAGGAACAGGCTCAACTGGAGCGAACATGTTCATGGGCTCGGGTGCTGTCTTCAGCAAGAACGGCAACATCCTGGTCGGTGGTTTCCAAGCCTTTGCCAAAGGGGGCGTTGTTAATCGTCCAACACTCGGCCTGGTAGGAGAAGGCGCCTACAACGAAGCCGTCGTTCCCTTGCCAAACGGCAAAGCGATTCCTGTTGACATGAAGCAGCAGGCAGGCAACACAGTCAACACCAACATCACAGTCAATGTCGACAGTCAGGGAGGAACTCAGACTGAGATGACTGGTGATCAGGCCGGTAAACTCGGAAAAGCAATTGATAACGCGGTTAAGCGCGTCATCCTTGAAGAGCGGCGTCCTGGAGGTATGTTGAGTGGCCGATAGAACGCTATCCCTTGACCTGACGATTTCCGTCGTCGAGAAGGTAACCCACCGCGTCAGAAAATACGGATTCGGTGAGGGTTACGAGCAGATACAGAAGGACGGCATAAACACCAAGCGGACAGAGTACGACGTAACGACTAAGCCTCTGACGTCCGCTGACGCCAACACGCTAAAAACCAACCTTGACCTTGTGGCCAGCGGAGACTACTTCCTCGCCACATTGGCACCTTTTTCAAGCACTCAACAGCGGTACCGCCTGAAGAACGGCACCTACAACGAGCAGATTCTGCCATCAACAAACAGGCGGATCTTCACATTCACACTGAGCTTGGCTTACGCGCCTTAAGGGTATGGCTAGGTATCCAGTGGTATCGCCAGCAACACTAATCCTGACTAACCCAGGAACTGGACCGCTGTTGACTGCAATTCAGGAGTTGCAACAAGCCGAAAACAACTTTTACAACGGGCGGAGGAATTTGGTCAATTCCTACCCCATGAAAACCAGTGATATAACGACAAGTCAGATCGAGGCGCTATACGACCAATACCTCGGGAGCGAGCCCTGGCGTTATCGAGCGCGGTTTGACGCTTCGGGCAGCACATTAAAGACAGGAACCGATGCAGAAACTGCATACTGGGTTGAAAACTGGGGAGACCCACCCACAGGAGGGACATACCCGGTAACCAGATACAGCGCCTTCCTGTTCGACCCTGAAAGGGGCGCATCCTGGGTTGATCTGATAGGCAAGTTTGGCTACAACAACGGCTTTAACCGGAGAGGAAGCACAAGTAGCGGAAGCGTCACATCCGGCGCAGGAGATGGAGCCAGCACCACTTACTACACAATTAACGAAGGATTTGGGGTAGAGCCGATTGCCTACAACGGCCGGGGTGGACTATCAGGATTCGAAGCTCACATGCTGAAGCTAGTGGGAGACGATTACGAAGATACAGTACGTCCCACACTAAACACCTACAACAATAGGCTGAATACTTACCGCAACGGGAACGGCACGCCTACACAAGCCACCTTTAGTGGCAATTCAGCGACCAATGCATGGGAGGGCTATACCGGCTCATCCAGAGGTTACAACAGGCCGAACGAGCTATCCGCAGGTCTCGTAAGAGAAACAAGAGGAACTGCATAGTGAAAGAAGACGCGCTTATCCATTTATTCATCATCGATGGAAGCCACCTCAGCACGAGCTGGGGCGGAAAGATATTTCTCGTTTCGCCTGAGCAAACCGGCGGAAAAGTCGTGCGGTACATCGACGAGGGAGGCACCCTGGTCAACTACCAGCCCGTACCAATACAGGCATCAGATTTTGAGATAACTGGTAGCAACAGATTGCCAACACCGAAGCTTGCTGTCGCGAATGTCGATGGGCAGTTCACCAACCTTTCCTACGACTTCGAAGATCTGATCGGATTTCGGCTGTGGCGCATCCGCACATACGGGAAATACCTGCACAGCGTCGGGGGCACATCGCAGTCAACATATGACGCCAACGCTCACTTCACCCCAGATCTCTGGTACTTCAATAGAAAAACAGAGGAATCAAAGCTCGGGGTCATTTACGAGTTGGCTTCCGCTATGGATCTAGAAGGACTATCCGTTCCTCAAAGGCGCATCTACCCCAACTACTGCCCCTTTGCCTACGGAAGTCCTGAGTGCGGCTCCACCTCCGGCGCCGTTACCTGTAACAAGACCCTTGAAGCTTGTAAAAACAGAAACGCTGAACCTTACCCCTTTGGTGGCTTCCCGGCCGCAACAGTATGACCTTACATAGTGCAATCGCAAAGCTGTGCCTGACCGCTTTACCCCTTGAAGCCTGTGGGGTCGTCGTCGATGGCAAAGCAATTCTGTGCAGCAACACATCAGATAAGCCTGAAACCTCGTTCGTGCTCCCCGCAGAGGAATATCTGATATACAGACCATCCACGATATTTCACTCACATCCAACCGGAACAGAGGGTTTTAGCGATCACGACCTAGCTGTAGCTGCGAACATGGAGTTGACCTCCTACGTCTATGTCGTCGAGGCCGACCGGCTTGAGAAATGGAGCGTGGAAGAAGGTCTCACCGTGTTTGAAGACGTACTCAAGAAATGAAGATTGTCCTGGAAGGCGTCGCTGGTAAGCGGTTCGGCCGAATTCACAATCTGCATGTGCACAGCCCGCAGGATGCGATCAGAGCGCTGTGCCACCGGCTTCCAGGATTCCGGGCCTTCCTTGAAGGCTCGCATGAGCACGGTATCTACTGGCAGATTCTGACCAACAACACTGACGAAGGGATCAGTTACGAGGACTTAGGTCTTGGGTGCCGTGAGATGGTGCTGGTACCTGTAATCACAGGTTCGAAAGGATTTTGGAGCAGCATTCTCAACATCCTGATTGGCATCGCGCTAGTCGCGTTCGCATTTACCGGTTTCGGTCTGGTGACATTCGGTGCTGCGGGCACAATCTCCGCAGGTATCCAGAGCGCTATCGCTGCGTTGGGATTTGGCTTGATCTTTACCGGTGTAGCAGGACTCCTCAGCCCAGGGACTCCTCAACGAGGGAAAAGCGAAGGAGCAGAGTCTGATGCTGCAGTTTTCGATGGCGCATCCACTACGGCCAGTCAAGGAACACCAATCCCGCTGCTGTATGGCACGTTCCTCGCGCAGTCAATGCCGATCATCAGCTCTTATATCGAAGAGAATAAGGGCTACTACCTTGGCATTATTTCCGAGGGACAGATTGAAGGACTCGCCGGTCCAGCCTCAGACAATTTGTTCCTGAACGGGACAAAACTAGGGAATATCACAGTAGACAACATAGAACTTACCGATGGGGAACAGACGGGGAATCCAATCACGTTCGTGAAATCAGGGGGATTCCACCTCTCCGCCGGAGCAACACTCCAAGCGATCACCGAAGGCAACGATCCCAACCAGCAGGTTATTCGCTCGTTTGCACAGAGCTACGCGGACAACCTCCAGATCAGATTGACCTACGGCCCCTGTTACATGATCCAGAGCCACAGCGGGGAAACATCCGCGTGGACACGCTACAAGTCGTACACCAACAAAGGAAAAGACAACCCGCTTCAATACAACGTACGGGTCGTTAATGGGGCCAACACTGTCATATACGACGAGACCTTTACTAGAACACTGGTTAAAGCACTGAAAATACAAACAATTGATGTCAATATCACCGATCAGCCAATCCCGATCACCATTATTGTTACTCGTCTTGACCGGGGCGATATTCCTGACCCCGAGACAGACAGAGACGGGAAGACAACTGTAGACAATTACCAATGGGTAAAGGGGGAAGTAAGCTTCGTATCCGCTGATGTGACCTGGGCGGAACGCCTTAGGTACCCCAAGACAGCACTACTGGGCATGAAATTCAATGTATCTGAATTTACACAGATGCCCACAATTCACGCAAAGGTGCGGGGGATTAAAGTGCCCACTATCTCCAGCGGATTAAAGGTCAGTTACGCCTACAGCGACAACCCCGCTTATGTATTACTAGACCTAATTACCAACGCACGCTACGGAGTAGGAGGACGGACTTACACGAAGTCGGCCGCCGGTGGGGGGACTGTGGTTCAACCTGGCATCCGTATGCAAGATATTGATCTTGCCGCGTTCAGGAATGCTGCACAATACTGCGCTGACAACAACATCACCTTCAACGCCTACATAGACGGCGTGTCTGATGCTTACGACCTGCTGAAGTCTGTAGCCTCCACATTCCAGGCTCAGATCTATTACGCCGGAGGGAAGATCTCTCTGAGCATCGACAGACCAGTCGTAAATGAGACAGAGTACAGACTGTTCTCCGAAGCCAACGTAATCCAGGAGACAGATGACAATGGTGAGGTCACCGGCCCGTGCTTTATGTACGAGGGCGTAGCAAAGGCAGCCAGGCGCACCATTGCCAATGTGAGCTATATCGACCCCAATGATTACTACAAAGAGAAGAAGGTCTCAGTTCATCACCCCGAGGCAATTGAGCGCTACGGTTACCGCCCCGTTGACGTTCGTGCTCTTGGATGCACCAATCAAGAACAAGCTGCTCGCCTCGGACGATACATCATCGGAAGCGATATCTATAACAGCGAAACAGTCACATTTAAGGTAGGCACTGAGGGGGCTCTGCTGCTTCCTGGTGACGTAATCATCATTGCCGACGGGAATAAAACCCCCGGCACTCACGGGGGAAGGATCAGTTCCGCTTCAACAACCAGCGTGACCATCGACCGCGAGCTACCAAGCGGCAGTTACAGCGGAAGAAAGCTGTATGTGTACGGCGCTTCCGGTGTTGTTCAGAGCGCCACAGTGAGCAATGTCTCTGGGCGCACGATCACTCTGAGTTCAGGCTTCTCTTCCACCCCATCCAGCCTTCATCTTTGGATCTTGGTGGACGAAAGCAGCGGCAACGGGTTCAGACGATACCGTGTTCAGAAAGTCGCTGAGCAATCCTCAGGAACTTTTGAGGTGATTGCAATTAAATATGACCAACGAAAGTTTGACTTCGTCAATTCATCTGCAGGCAGTATTTCCAGCCGAGGCACAAACCTTTTCTCGCCAGCTGGCACTCCAACCCTGCAACCTAGCGGTATTAGCTTCGGAGTAAAGGTGAATCCCTGATGGCCTTCAACAACACAATAGAGATCCGCTGGAAAAGTCTGACTTACCGTCCGTACACTATTACCGACAGCCTGTTACCAGGAACACAGTTCGGGCAGGAACAGCCAGACAACCGACTTGATTACTTTGAAGTCGAGCGGCAGTATACAGATGACGAAGACGAGGATGAGTGGCAGGCCGTCGGAAGTTTCATGGCTCCGCTTTGCAGCATCCAAACTCAGTTTGAGAGAGCCGTTAAAGTAAGGATACGAGCTGTTTTGCGTGACGGTACCAGAACAGAGTGGGCCTACTCCTCGTGGTTCAGCCTGTTCGGTATGACAGCAGAATTTTCAGACTTTAGTAACGCCCTGTTCCTCGGTTTCGTCTAATGGCGCTATTCGGAAGAGATGCCAATGGCAACGATGCCTACATCGAAGCCTCTGGTAATGGCACAACTACTAGCGGGTTCGTCACCTATCACGACGCCTTCACCCGGGACCTGAAGTTCAAAGCCGTCAACCTGACAGCAAGTGGCGACGTGATCCCCGCTGTGGCAGGTGCAAAACTCCGGGTGATGAGCCTATTGATCAGTGCCAGCGCAGCCTGCAGCCTGAAATTCCAGACAGACGCCACCCAGGACGTCAGCGGCACGCTCTACATCCCTGCCAATGGCACCGTTTCGATCAGCAACCCGCTCGGCCTGTTCGAAGCTGACTCCTCAGACAAGCTGAACGCCGTACTGACTGGCACAGCGAACGTAGGGATCACTATCGGTTATCGCGAGGTGATCTGATGACCCGCCTCTACGGCAGGATTTTTGCCGACCAGCGCGATGGTGTCCTGGTCATCAAACCCTCCCAACCGTTCTTCGGTGTCGACAAGTATGAGCGGCACTACCCCGTTATCGCCGGGGAGATCGACATCGAGCTGCAGCCCACTCCACGGGGCTACTACTACAACGTCGGATTTAAGGAAGAAGGCGATATCAGGGATACGGCCTTCACCTTGAAGTGGAAGGTCCCAACCACCGGAGAGGTCGACGTCACCCCCGGTCAGGACAAGCCTGAGGAAGTCACCAACCCGAGCAACGCTCTGGCGGAGGTCAGTAACCGTCGGCTGGCGACAGAACTGGCTGAAGCCCTGGCCGCCAAGACAGAGTTGGAATTCCAAGTCGAAGAACTCCAGCTCACCAATCAAGAGCTCAAGGACAAGGTCAACGAACTGGAGCGCGCCACCGAATTCGCCTTGGGTGTCCGCGACAAGGAGCTAGCTGAACTTCGGACAGCCAACGCCCCCGTTGTGAAGACGGTCTACCAGCGGGTGCCGGTCCCTCCGGAGCCCCTGAAAGAGCGGATCAGCTTTCTAGAAGTTGAAAACCAGAGATTAGCCGACCTGAATGATACCTACTACAAGGCTGTACTAGAGCTGAATCAGTTAAAGTTGGATAGAGCGCAAACAGTGCATCTTCCGCAAACTGTTGAAGATATTCCGGACAACCCCCGGCAGCGCCTGATCCAGAAGTTAAAGGCTAAGTAGCAATGGCACTGGACCCTATTGCGATTACGGTGCGCGAGGGGGATAGCTTCGACGAGCTGTACCTAAACATTGAAAAGCCGTGGGGAACACCCCACGACTACAGCAATTCAGTCCTCGTTGCTGACATCCGCCGGTACTTCAACAACACCACAGACGCCTCCGTCGACTCGTTCGGTGTTGTAGAGATCGACCCGACTGGAGGCGTTATTCAACTCCGCCTAACCAGCCGCCAAACCGAAGCTCTCGGTCGAAACGTGCCTCTGGGCTACGAAGAGCGGGGGATCTCCCAGTCCGGCCTCGCGTTCGGCACCGACCCCACCGACGAGCCCCAGGGCAAGTTCCTCTGGGATCTCCGCGAGTACTTCACTGTCCCGCAAGCCACCATCAGTGGCATCACGGCAGGCAGCAGTTTCACCAGCTCGTCTGGTGTTGTCAGCAACCGAGTCCGTATCACCACCACCACTCCTCACAAACTGACGGAGCGGGATCAAATCTTGATCACAGGAACAGGGCAAACCGTTTACGACGGCGTCAACTTCTACTCAAACAACCTTGCAATTATCAGCAGCACGGTGTTCGAACTGGTGCCAACAAGTGCGGGCTCTCCTGTATTTTCTGTGGGTGCGAGCTCAGGTACAATATCGGTGTATAAGGAAGATACGCTGGCCATCGGAACACTTGAAGTGATTCCTCGTATCTCTAGAGATTCTGTTAGCTGAGGTTAAGCCCTAATGGCAACTGTTGAAGAAGGCGTAAGCGTAATTACAGTAGGCCGCACTACGCCAATTCCGGCAGGGCAAGCCTCCAGCGCAAACTCGCTCCCCGTTGTTGTTGCATCGGATCAAAGCCCGATCCCGATCCTCGACAACCTCTCAGCACCGTCCCAAGTGCGGGACGACTTGCTGGGCATCCCCCGGGTCCAAACCCCGCTGGCAATTTTCGATGACACGAACCTCATCGATATCGACCAGAACATCTGGGCCAAGAACCAGCAGGTCACCGGCGGCACTCGCGTCACCCAGGTCAACCACCTGTTGCAGCAGTCTGCAGCAGAAATCCTGATCACCCCTGCCGCCGCCAACGGCAACATCGCCAGCCTGATCACCAAGCAGGCGTTCCCATACCAAACCGGTCGCATCACTTCGGCGTCCTTTGGTGTGGCGATGAGCCGGGACACCAACGCCACCATCGAATTCGGCATGTTCGATGGCACCGACGGCTACTTCCTGCGTGTCGTCGGCAACGAGCTCTACTACGTCCGCCGCACCAGCTCGGGTGAGCGCCCTCAAGATCACCTGAAGGGCTACACCGCTCAGGGCACGGACCCTGTCACCTTCACGGTGGACGCTGCTGTCCTCGCCGCCCAACCCGGCCGCACCGACCTCGGCACCATTTACAAGCTGGTCTCCTCCTCTCCCACCGTGATGGAGGAAATCGTCCCCCGCCGCTACTGGAACGGGGACACCATGGTGGGCGCGGCAGGCGCCTCAATCCTCGGCTCTGCCGACACCTCCTCCGTCCACCAGCTCAGCCTCACCAATCTGGTGATGTGCCGCATTGAGTACGGCTGGTACGGCGGCACCGGCTCTCGCCTGCTGTTCTACGTCCCTGTAGACGCGAACCTCCCCAGCGGAGAGACCGCCAAAACGGCCCGCTGGGTTATCGCCCACAACCTCAACTGCTCGGATCGCATCCCCTACCCCTCGCTGGGTAACCCGACGCTGCCAATGCAGTTCCGGGTGGAGAAGACCGGCACCCTCTCTGCCAACGCCTATCTCCGCAAGTTCGGCGCGCAGATCTCCATCGACGGTGGCGATTACAGCAAGCTCGCGATCTACAGCCAGGACGGCGCCAAGGTCACTGGCGTCGGCACCTCCGCCTTTAAGCCCCTGCTGGCACTGCGGATCAAGGAGAACATCACCAACAACCAGGGCGAGACCAAGCGCAACCTGATGCGCGTCTTCCCCCTGCTCCTCTCGATGGTGAGCTCGCACCGCGCCCAGTTCATCCTCGTGAAGAACCCCGCGACGGTGACTGACGCGGCCACAAACCCGGTGACGGCGTACACAAGCACTGGAACGCTCTCCGCCATTGAGTACAACTCTCCTGAAAGCCCCTCTAATGCGATTTCTGCATACACCGGTGGGGAGCAAATCGCCTCTTTCTTCACTGGTGATGCCGACTCGGCAAACGTGGATCTGACCCAGATCTTTGCTTTTGCCCGTCAGTACCTGACCCGCGAGGCCACCGCAGCCTCCGGTACCGCCGGTGACGTGCTGGTGATCGCCGCACGCTCCATCGACAACGGATCCAACACCTGTAAAGCCAGCCTCACCTGGGGTCAGCGCTGATGACGACGGCCTACCAACTCCCCGATGACATCGGGCGTAAACGTGTTGTACGCAATGGGGTTGAGGTTCAGGCCGCCTCAGAATTCCCTGCCGGCCAAACCTCAGGGGACAACAGCCTTCCCGTCGTGATGCCCCGGGAGGATTACGTCCTCCCCATCATCGATAACTACCGGTTCGCGAGCGAGGTGAACCGGGACATGCTCGGCTTCCCCCGGGCAACCCGGCCCTACAACTTCCTCACTCGCAACGACGCCTACGAGCTGACGGAAGAAGACTGGATCTTCGACGTCACCGGCCTGAACGAGCGTCCGGAGATCGACGGTACCGAGTCGGCACGGTGGACCCAGCTTTCCGAAACCAGCGCCTTCTACCCCGCCATTCCCAACGGGGAGATCAAATACAACCAGGCTGCCAGCTCCGCCCAGCTCATCCTCAATAGCAATGAGGGGGGCTTCCAACGCGCTCGAATTGCCACCAAGCAGCGCTACCGCTATCAGCCCGGGCGCATTGTCCGGGCCAGCCTCGCTGTCCGCATGTCCGTGGACTCCACACCCGTCAGCGTGCGGCGGATGTGGGGTGTTGGCGACCCAAATGACGGTTTCTTCGTGGAGTGCAGTGGCGACGGTGTGGGCGACCGCCTTCAGATCGTCTACCGGACCAGTGGCGGTAACGGGCTGCGCTACGAAACCCGGATCCCCCGCTCCCAGTGGAACGGCGATCACGTCGACGGTTCTGGCAAATCCAAGCAATCGCTGGATCTGAGCAAGACCTTTATGACCCTCATCGAGTGGGGGTGGTACGGGGCCAGCGATGTCCGTTTCTATTTCTTCCTGGTCGACAAGGACGAGGAACTACCAACCTCCATCACCCAGATCCCCCGAGCCCGCTGGATCCTGGCGCACGAGCTCATCCTCGCCGACACCCAGAAGCGGAACGATCTGCAAGAGGAGGACGGCTCAGGTGCCTTGCGCTCGTACGACATCCCGTCGCTGAGTAGCCCGAGCCTCCCGATCTGGGTGGAGATCACCAATAGCGGAAACCTGGCTCGCTCGGAGTACATCGAGCGTTACGGCGCCTCCGTTCTGGTTGATGGCGGGGGTGAGGACAAGGCCAAAATCACGACTGTCGATGGCTCCTTCGGCAAGGCGGTCGAACCCGTCGTAGGCGGCCTATACAGCGGTGCAGGTCAGTCTGTGATGACGATCCGCAGCAAGGCGCGCTTCCCCAACAACGCGGGCGAAACGGTTGAGAACCTCCTGGTCACGAACCCATTGATGCTGAACGTCGGCGCGTCCGACATGGTTGAGCTGGAGATATGGAAGGATCCAGTGATGGTGCCGCCCACGGAGGCAGGGCACGTCAACGGCCGGATCCCCTACCGAAATGGTGACTACGTCTCTCCGTTCAACCTGGTCCCGCAGCTGATCACCAGCTTCGACGACACAGGCGCGGAATTCGCCGTCACCCAAGAGGACCCCACTGGCGAGTTTCTGACAGTCGACACCCAGTACGAAAGCGGCGATCTCCTGACCCTCGACGTCAGCTTCAACGATTACCGCGTGGTTCAAAGCGGCAAACGGATCGGCAGCTTTATTGTTGGTCCTGAAGGCTCCACCATCGACCTGCGGCCCATCTTTGGTGGCCAGCGGGAGCAGATCAGCTCTGAGTTCGACAGCCCGCCCGAGTTCCCGGTCAAGTCGGACTCAATTACGGTCCAGTCGTTCAACCCCAGCACCGGATTGATCATCGTGGCATCAGCCTTCCCGCTACGCCTCACCCTGGGGCAACGGATCAGCAAGGGGAACACGAACTATTACGTGCACACGCTGAATAGCTCTAGATCTTTCACAATCAAAGCAGCTAAAGTAAATACAACGCCTGTCACAACAGGTATTGCAGCAGGCGACACGCTTGTTGCACACTACGAACTTGATCTAGAGCGGAACGTAGCCAGCCGACTGAAGCCTGTTTACAACACAGAGATTGTGTTTGTCGCCCGCCCATTCGGTGCCAGCTACACGAAACTAGATAAGGCGGTGGAATACAACGCAGAGTGGATGAACTTGGTTAACACCACCAGCTCTGATGCCTACAGCGTGCAGACCGCCCCGACCGTAAACATGTACCTCACGAACGGGGTGAGCTAATGCCTGTTCTCGGATCCTCGCTAATCAACACATCAACCAATGGACAGCCAACGGATCTGGAGAACAGGCCGTTTAGTTTCGCCATTGGGACGCAGGTCTTCATCAATCCCTCTGATGATCCGACCGACGCCGTCGTCAGCTTCAAACCAGACGCCTCGCTGATCAACGGCACGCTCACCAGCGGGACGTCCAACCTGGCTATTGGCTTTGCGATTGACGCAGAGCTCAACACCCTCTCCAACTGGGATGAAAGCCAGATCTCGACTGTCAGCGCCAACCGCTTTGCTGTCGGCTTTGGGAGGCTAACCACTGCACCCAACAAAGTCAGCGTGAACGTGCAGGGAACATCCGTGCTGACCATCGCCCGCCCCCAAGCCGTGAGCGGCGTAAGTGATGCCAGCAACACCCTGACGATCAATGCCCACCCGTTCAACACGGGGGATCGTGTACTTGTGACCTCCACTGGAACTGTCCCGGGCGGATTGAGCTCGGCGGTGAGCTACTTCGTAATCAACACCTCCACCAACTCAATCAAGCTTTCGACAAGTCGAGCAGGTGCAGTTGCCGGCAGCGAAATCGATATTCAAACTGCAGGCTCGGGTACAATTACTGTAGCTTCGGATGAGATCTTTACTCTCACCCGTGCCGGTAGTACTGGCAGCGTAACCCTGAAGAGAGGGGACGTCACGGTAGCAACTTTCACCCAAACCAACGGTGCTAGTCCGCTCAGGCTGTTCTACTGGAACCGCGAACAATCAGCGTCTAGCACGCTCCCAGTACTGAAGGAAATCAAGGTGCGAGGTGCCATCTAATGGTCGCGACTAAAAACATTACCGATCTGAACGCATTAGTCACGCCTCAGGCGGACGACCTGCTGTTGATCGTTGAACGTCTGAGTGCGACCAGCACCGAGGCTAAAAAGATTACCTGGGCCAATGTCCAAGAAGCAATTCAGGACATTGTTGGCAGCCTGATTCAAAACGACCCAGCAAGTCCCAGCACAGTCGCCATCACCTACGACGACGCCAATGGCGCCCTGACGGCACACGTTGTCAATGACACATCCACCCAGCGCTCCCGCTACTCAGAAGCTGGTGCCCTGAAGTCGGTCCGCCAGGAAGCCAACTTCGTCAATGGCGTCGGTATCAATGTCGACATAGCCGACAACTCTGGGAGCAACAGAGCTGACGTCACAGTTAAAAACACTGGTGTCGTCAACGCGGAAAACAACGTCGTTAATGGCACCGTCTACGAATTCCTGTCCAGCGTCACAGTCGAAGCGGACGGGTCGAAAACCCTGGAGCTGCGCCCGCTGAAGCTGGGCTCTAACCGGCTGAGCGCGGCCTACAGCGACTCCAATCAGGCGCTAACCCTGGATTTGGTACCGGGGAATATTGACATCAACACCTTGAACACCTCGACACCTTTAGCGGTGTCTGTGGGAGGTACGGGGGCTAACAACGCAGCTACAGCGCGCAACAATCTTGGCGCTGCCAAGTCCGGCTCCAACTCCGATATAAGCAGCCTCTCGGGTCTGACCACCCCGCTGTCGATTTCACAAGGTGGTTCAGGCGCTAATACTGCTGACGGCGCGCTTCGGAACCTACAAGGCATCAACTCCGCCGTGGGCGTCGGTGCCATCGGTGAGCAACTTGTGTACCAAAGCTCTGTCCTGGTTTCCGGCTCCTATCGCGCCGAGTTCAAGGGCATCAAACCTACCAGTACGAACTACATTACCGTCGCCAGCGACGGTTCTGATATTGCACTGGGTGCCAACCCCAACAACATCTTTGACGGCATCAGCGGTACAAGAAACGCTAACGGCGCTCGGATCACCAATGCCGCATCGCCAGTCAACTCAAACGACCTTGCGACCAAGTCGTACGTCGACGCCCAAACAACTGGTCTGGACGTCAAAGCATCGGTGCGGGCTGCAACCACTGCAAACCTGGCAGCCAGCTACTCCAGCATCGGGCAAACACTGACCGCCAACTCCAACGGGGGGGTCACCATCGATGGTGAGAACCTCGCGCTGAACGATCGGGTCCTGGTGAAGGACCAAACGGTGCAGACCGAAAACGGCATCTACCGCGTTTCGGCCATCGGCACCGGGAGCACGCCCTATGTGCTGACCCGCTCGGATGACTTCAACACTTCAGCCGAAGCTGGTGCCGGTGCGTTCACTTACGTCGAAGCAGGTACCGCAAACCAAGGCAAATCGTTCGTTCAAACCAGTCGCAACGTCACACTGGACTCCAGCAGCCTGGTCTTCAGCGTTTTTGGTGAAACGGCCATCGGCGTTAACTCACTGGCTAATGACAAGCTCCAGCAAGTAAGTCAGGCGACCGTCAAAGGTCGAGCAGCCGGAGCTGGTGCAGGCAACATCTCCGACCTGAGTGCGGATCAGCTGATCGGTGTGATAAATGCAGCAACTAGTAGCACGATCAATGCAGTTCGGGTTGCACAGCCAGTCACGGCAGAAACCAATGCCCGGGTAGCCATCTACAAGAACACTGACACAAGTGCGACTGGCACCCGCCGCAGTGTTCGCTTCATCGAAGGCAGCAACATCACCCTCACCGTGAATGACGATTTTGTCAACGAAGAGGTAGAAGTGACGATTACATCAACAGCTAGCAATAGTGGCATAAGCCTCGGCCTGGCATTAGCGCTGGGCTGAAATCGGTAGAATTAACCCAGAAACGCTCCTCAAAGCTTAGGTTTTAGACCATGGCTGAATTATTTAACAACGCCCAGGTTGTTATCCCAGAAGCGGCCATCCAAGACGTCTACCAAGCCAGCCAGGAGCGGATCGCCCTTGCATGAGGCTCCTGACTAATGGCTGAAACATTTAATAGAACGAGCGTAAAGCTCAGCTCCACATCGGTGACCGACCTTTATCAGGCACCAAATGTCGCCAACACTGACCGGGCAGTCATTCTGAGCTGCCTTGTGGCGAACGTCAGTGGCTCATCTTCAGCAAACGTGACTGTTGCGATTACTGACTCATCGAACACTGAACTTGCAAAGATTTGCTCTACGATTAGCGTGCCATCCAACGCAAGCATCGAGCTTGTCGCTAACAAGGTCATCCTTAAGCGTGGCGAGAAACTCCGGGTAACATCCGGTACTGCAAACGCTCTAGAAGCGACTGTCAGCGCACTGGAGATCACCTGATGAAGTTTCTGCACTTCGACAATGGCGGAGTGATAGGGCCAACCCGAGCGGCGACTGATACCAGTGGAGTTTGGAAAATTGGCCCGCGCGGGCTGGTCTTAGCGCAAGTAGCAACGCCGATCACAACGGCGCTAGGGTTCCCCGCACCTACATCGCAAGGCGACCGTGAGTATTACTTCGTGTCGCGGAGGATGACTCTGTTCTATGACGAGATGTATAGCAACACCTCACATATTTCACTTGGCAGCGGCTCTGCAAGCTACACCGATGTGCGTCATATCGCTAACAATGACGGCAGCGGTGACGGGAGCAACACCTGCCTTACAAGCTACTCAGGCAGTTATGTCGGCTACAAGTTTGATTTACCTGTCGCAATCAACGGATATCGGTGCTATGGGACATATGCAAGTGCCCCACTTTCGCAGCAGGGCAACCTAACCGTAGAAACATGGGACGGAGTGGTCTGGACTGCACGAAGTGTTTATGTCAACAGTGGCTCGGGAGCAACCGACAGCTCTCCTGGCCTTACAGTTAATTTCAACTCAGCTGTTGTTGCTCGTGGAATCCGCATTAAGAACGCATCTACATATATTTATTGTCCGTGGTCATTCTTTGCGGGTCTTGATATAAATGGAAACCCTATTCTTGGCGTGCAATGACTTACATCGGGAAATCTCCAGACAGTAGCTACACCACTGGCGTGTGGAATATTGAATCACAGCGGAGGCGCAGACAGACTGGCGAATGGCCACTGCCTCCGGCATTTATTGAATACCTTGTCATTGCTGGCGGTGGTGGTGGTGGTGGTGCCTACTACGGAGGTAGCGGCGGAGGTGCTGGTGGGTACAGGGCGTCCGTAGTGGGAGAAAGCTCTGGCGCCGGAGCTACAGCAGAAGCTTTGCTTAACATTGCGCCAGGGACCAACTACATCGTCACGGTGGGCGCTGGCGGTACAGCATCTGGTGGTAACGGCAGCAATTCCATATTCGGTACTGTCAATTCAGTAGGCGGAGCAGGAGGTGTTTCTAGTGGAGCTGGTGTATCGGGGGGCTCTGGATCTGGTGGTTCAACCTCTTCTGGTGGTGCTGGCACTGCGAACCAGGGTTACGACGGTGGCGCTAGCAGCTCCACCACGTATTCAGGCGGAGGTGGCGGTGCAGGTCAGCCAGGAAATACAAATGGTCAAGGGCGAGGAGGCAATGGTGTCTCCTCTTCAATTACAGGGACAGCTACTTACCGAGCCGGTGGCGGTGGAGGAGGCAGTTATCTCCAAGCAGGCGGTTATGCAGGCGGCTTAGGAGGGGGCGGGAAGGCTGCATCGGGAACAGTACCCGCCGAACCTGGGACTGCCAACACCGGAGGTGGTGGGGGTGGTGCAAACTACTCGCCGACACAAAGTTCAGCAGCAGGTGGATCTGGAGTCGTTATCCTCCGATATTCAACTAGCCTTTCTGTTTCAAACCCCGGCGGCGGTCTTACGTTTACAACGGCAACGGTCGGAGACTACAAAGTAACTACGTTTACCGCAGGAACCGGCAACATTCAACTGAACTGATTATGGCTCATTACGCTTTTCTAGACACCAGCAACGTCGTCACTGAAGTCATTGTAGGCAAGGACGAGGACGATGAAGGTGTCAACTGGGAGCAGCACTATGGCAATTTTCGTGGCCAGGTCTGCAAGCGCACTAGCTACAACACTAGGTGCGGTGTGCACCTAAACGGGGAGGCACCTTTTCGCAAAAACTACGCAGGCATCGGTTTTACATACGACCAAGTGCGTGACGCCTTTATTCCTCCCCAGCCCTTTACTAGTTGGACTTTGAACGAGGAAACCTGCGAATGGGATCCGCCTAGCCCCTATCCCAATGACGGAAAGTCAAATCAGTGGGACGAGGAGCAGCTGGCGTGGGTACCAAGAGAGTAATTCTGGCTTGAGCACGCGAAGTCCAGGAGCCGAAAGGTTCAGTGAGCTTCCAAGCAAATGACACACCATCATTGACATGGCGTGAAACAGTCGCAATATGCTGTAAACACCGGCAGGCAACGTATCCACGCCCTCTCTACGCAAAAGTTCAAGCGCATTATTAGCGCTTGGGTTTCCGTCTAACAGTACACTCTAGAAAGGAACAGCGCTGAATACATGCTTACTTGCTTGCTAAGCGAGTGCAATAGCGACTCCAATAGAAGCACCACCGGTGGCAGGACTAGCCCAGGTCAACGTGCCAGCCCCATTAGTTGACAGGACCTGACCGTCTGTACCATCTGCTGCCGGCAGGGTCCATGTCACATTGGCATTTACTGAGCTAGGAGCTCGAACAGCAACCCAGTGGGAGCTGTCAGCGTCTGCAAATCTCAATGGGGCCTGTGCCAGCAAGGTGACATCCGTTGTGAAATCTGGTGAGGACAGCGGTGCATACGGAGACAGCCCGGACGTCGTCACCAAGCTGTCGACGGCAAGCGTCTGGGTGCTGGTCGTAATCTGATCGACTTTTACTGTTCCGTACGCCATCAGAATTCAGCCAGTGTCCAAGTGGAGTTTGATGGCACCTCTACTACCGATCCCATAGCAATCTCCACGGTCCCAATGGATAAACCATTGTATCCAGCACTCAAAGCAAAATTCGACTCTATAACCTTTTTCGCTTGCAGCACAGGCCCCGAGGGAGCTCCTGCCCCGTCGCCACCCAGTTCAATAATCGAGGCAACACCAGAGACCTCTTTCCGTGTGAACAACTTCCCGTCTGCGGTGTTCAGTCCGAGTTCACCCAGGCTGAGGTCCGACAGAGTGGGTATTCGACCCCCTACAGACGTTCTCTTGAGGCGGATGATATTTGCCATAGCCAGGATCAGAACGTGCCACCGTCGAGTGTCACATTGTCAATGGTGTTGCCAGAGCCTGTGATCGCCACGTTAGACATCACGCAGGAGGCATTCAGCACCTGTCTGCCTGCCACCATGAGCGTACCGCCGTTGACGATATCAATCGCCTGATTAAAGGTCCACGCCAGTGTGGAGCTCGACCAGGAGATCGTCTTATCGGTGGCACCTTTGAGCGTCAGACCACCACCATTCGCTGTGGTGTCAGTTGGTGTAGCGGTGCTACCCAGAACGACATTCTTGTCCTCCACCACCACCTCGGTGGTCGACAGAGTGGTCAGAGCCCCATTGACGGTTAGATCGCCAGTAACGGTGAGGTTGTTGCCAATGGTGACGTCGTTGGGGAGCCCCACTATAATGGTAGTTCCGCTGGTACCCACCTCTACCTCATTAGTGGTGCCCTGAATCGTCAGGGTGCCGCCTAGAGATACCAGCGATCCGTTGACAGAAAAACTGCTGTTGGTCAGCGAGCTATTGGGAATCCCAGCCAGCGAGATAGCGCCAGTGAGGTTGTTGTAAGCAACACCCGTAGCCGACGTCGCACTCAGTGCTGTGCGAGCCCTGGCATCGGTGTAATAGAGATTCGTTCCCTCAGTGACCGAAGAACTACTTAGGCCGCTGACCGTGGCCGAGGCAAGGTTCACCGTACCGGTAAACGTCTTGTTACCGGAAATGGTCTGGGCCGTACTGAGTGTGGCGTAGGCGCCAGTGCCGGCAACAGCCACGACACTGGTCGCCGTACCAGTACCATCATCGCCGTAGCCGTAGTACAACGTGTTATCCGAGACAACTTCGTTGTAGGCCAGCTCCCCCGACTTAAGAGAAGCGGGTGCGCCTGCGCTACCAGAACTAGCCCGGCGCTTAATCTTGAAAGTTACAGCCATTAGAAAGAGCCTCCATTAAGAGTCAGATTGTTTTCAAGTTCATTAGTAGGACTAAACTTAACCCCATCCCACTCCAGCACTTTTCCGATATCGAAAGGAGTGAGAGCCTCAATTGCCGGGGTATTGAAAAATACACTACCCACAAAAGGAGGTCCTTGAGGCCCAGGAGCAGTCAAAGTAACTACAGAGGTCAAGGTATTAGATACCTCAATCTGAGGTTCAGAAACCCCAAGCGCGACCAAACCGGTAATAGGTCTAGTTAGTTCAACATGACTCGGCTCACGAACAACGCTAATCGCAGCACCTAGCACAGGTGACACTGCGACACTCACACCTATCTCTTTTACCCGAATAAGACTTGATATGGTGGGAAAGGCTTGTAGATCTGCCATGGAAATCAAATCACACCAGTAATTCCTGGGTCAAGAAACGCCCTTCCCTGTAGAATATAAAACTTGTCCAGCCCAGGCTCAGTAATCAGCACGTCATACTGACACTCAGCGCCTACGCTTGCAGTAACAGAAGCAGGGATCTTAAGCCTAAACTTACCGCTAGACCGATCCACCCAGGACACCACAAAGTTCGCGACAAGAGAGGTATTCAGCCTATCAACCAGCTTTGCCGCGACTTGATAGCCTGTCATATCAACACCAGCTCCAGTGGAGTCTTTGTACTGGAGATCCAGCGAGAAGGTTGCCCCTTGATGTATTGTGATGTCGTACGTACCCGGCTCAATCACAGCTCAAAAGCCAGTATATAAATACAGTTTAGAATACCTGAATCGGTATATTGAAAGAAAAGCGCCTACCTCGTGGAACCTGTGCTACCACTGAGCATTGTGCTCAGTCTCCTCGGAGGCGCCGCATCAGCACTGCTCACACTCGGCAAGCGGTTTGAGCAGTTGGACAAAGTTGCCAGCGACCGTATTGAAGCCGTAGATCGCCGTATCGATGGCATAGAAATCCGCCTTGCCAAAGAATATGTGGATAAAGAGGACCTAGCTCATATCCTGGAAAAGCTTGATAGCCGCATCGACAGAATGGACTACAAGCTTGATCAAATTTTAATTGGTTACAATAAGTCAGCCCCGACAGGTCATACCAATGGGCCTTATTGAATCTCCCATTTTTTGGGTAGTACTTACCGCCGTATCAGAGATTCTGGCTCTGATCCCTAGCGACAAAGTCCGCTCCAACTCGATTCTTCAACTCGTAGCCTCGGCTCTCGAACTGCTGCTGCGTTCGAAAGGCAAAAAAAAGTAGAGCTTCGGTTATCTAGCCGCTCCTGGAAAGAAGATTTCAGGCGCTGGGCTCAGGCTAAGAAGTTCTACGCCACCCTCCCAGCAAAGCTCGACCGAGCTGAAGAGGAGTGGCACCGTAGCCAGCCGACTACACCTCCCCCGCAAATCATTGAGCATCCCCCCGATGGCTCCCGAGCACAGAGTTTGCTTGGCGGAGAGATGCAGATCAAAGCACCTTGGTTAAAAGATGACGATGTCTGACCTGGCTTTTGAAACAGGAAAACTACGGGATTTTTTCAGGTACTTCAACCCTGATAACCCGAAGCATCTGGCAGCAGCGGACATGCTCCAAGAGCACGTCACCAAGGCTGATCCATCTCTGATGACGGAGCAAGCCGAATGGGTTAGTCTCTTCCGAGCCCCCATCAATCCGCCTCCCAGTCCAGATGTAGAAAACACCTGGTCAGGGATCTGCACCGCTGCCGCACAAGCTGGCGCAAAATTCCCTGAGCTGCTGGCGGCGCAGTGGGCACTCGAATCGTCGTTCGGCCGTGCCCCGTCAGGTCGGTTTAACTACTGGGGCGTCAAGTCAACTGGTCGGGCCAAAGGCACGATCAAGACCACGCAGGAATTCATCGACGGTAAGTGGGTCACCATCGAGGCCAACTTCCGAAACTTCGCCTCGATCCAAGAAGGCGTCGATTACATCGTTGATCGCTGGTACAAGGACTGGGAGCAGTACAAAGGGGTCAACCGCGCCGCCACCAGAGAGGAGGCCGCCCAGCTCCTTGTCAAAGAGCGGTACGCAACGGATCCCGAGTACAGCTCGAAAATCATCCGGCTGATGGATCAGTACGCGCCAAAGACTGGCGCCAAGCCTCCTCAGCCGAAGCTCCTGAGCCTTCCGGTTCCTTTCTTCTCCCAGCTCGACTCCAACACGGACCAGGGCTTGCGGATGTGTTTCTCGAGCACCTGCGCGATGGCGGTGGACTTCCTCCGCCCGGGCAAGCTGCAATCCGCCCAGAAAGACGACTTCTATCTGCGCCGCGTTCAGCAGTTCGGCGACACCACCGATTACCAGGCCCAGCTCAAGGCCATGGAATCCTTTGGCGTCAATGGCTCCTACCGCCAAAACCTGGACATCTCAGACCTGAAGGCCCAGCTGGAAAAGGGAATTCCCGTTCCGATTGGCGTCCTGCACAAAGGCCCCAGCTCGGCCCCCACTGGTACGGGGCACTGGCTCCTGGTGGTGGGTCTCACGGACAGCCACTTCATCGTGAACGATCCGTACGGGGAGATGAACGTGGTTGCCGGTGGCTACCTGAAAAACACCAACGGCGATCACCTCAAGTACTCGATCAAAAACCTGCGCCCCCGCTGGACCGTTGAAGGTCCTGGGACTGGGTGGGGCATTCTCCTCAACAAGTAATGGCAGTTAAGGCACGCAAGGGACTAAGTGGAACCATCCACATTGCGGGTAAACCCAAGCGCACTCGCATTGGTGACGGCTGGCGCGTCCGCAGCCGCGTATTTTCTGGCCGCACCAAACGCTCCAGCGCTCGCAAGAAGTACAGGGGTCAAGGCAAGGGCTAACCGACCAACCTGAACAACCCATCGGCATAGAACGCCAGCACCGTCCAACCGACGATGGTTGAGATGATGCCGGCGTTTCTGTTGTGCCTGCGGATAGCCGCGTCGATCATCTCCTGGACTTCCTCCCGAGTGATCTCCACGTCCTCACTCCTGGAAGCGCTTCCAGCCAGTAGCCAAGGCGTAGATCTCCGGATTGGCATCCAAAGGCGCCATTTCAGAGAAGCCACGCTTCCAGCCGTGATCGCGCATCACCTCTTCGACTTGGTCTTTGATCTCATTCAAATCTTCCAAGGTACCGGTGAAGCGAAACCGCACGTACCTAACTTTTTCACCCATGACGGAGGGCTGCGTCGCAATTCAATTCTTTGTGCAACTCGATTGCTGTATCTAGGCTCTGACGAGCTTTAATCAAGTCTTCCAGTTGCTTATCAGCCTGACCCCGATATTTATGGGGGTAACGCTGAATATACTTTATCGAATTGATCAGGACGTAAGTCAAAAGCCCCTCTTTGCCGTACATGGTCTCTCCCACGTCATAAGGAGAGACCTTGCCAGCGTTGTAATGCCCTGGATTGGCGACAGCAGCCTCAGAGAGCGCCTCGGAAACCGGGGTAAACATTTGCCGATACATTTGATGCAGCCGAATGTACCAAGCGTGGATTGGGAGCTGACAATCCGCACCGATGAGAAAGGCGCCGGGGAACTAATCGCGCACATCATCGAATCTGAGCTGCCGTTCGACGATGTTCTGATCAAGAGCCCCGCAGCTCCCAACGGTGTGGTGATGGTCCCCTACACCGAGCGCCTACGGGACGCACTAGCGCTCCAGTCCTTCGACGCTGCCTCCTGAGGTGCAAATCGGTCGCTAGCCACAGCAGCTATCTCGGAGAAAGTCTGGCCGACTTGAGACAGCCAGCAGCACAGGGCGAAAACGGAGCGACGCATCGGTCGAACTGATTGACCCCCTCAATGTATGGGGCCTTTTCGACCTGCAAGCAGCTGTCACCACCACTGGTGGCGGATTGATCACACGGGTAGTCGCGTTAGATCCTGCGGAAAAACCAGGGTGTTAAAAGGCTGGAAATTATCCCGGATGCGTCAACCCAGTCCTGAAGCGGGTTTTCGAGAATCGTGAGACTGTGAAAACTGCGGATAAACCAGGCATTCCGAGCCGGTAGTCGCGTTAGATTCTCAGGGCAATACATAAAGGAGGCTGATCAACTCTATAAGCAGAGCTGATCAGCTAGTGGTCGATTCGGCGCCTGTCACCTATCGAGGTGATACCCGTGTCCCCGGTACATGAGGTCAGCGGAGACGTGCTCCTGGTGCGGTGCCTCGGTGTAGGGCACTCCTCGGTACGCCTTCAGGGAAACCATCTGGGCGGCGTTAAGGGCCTGTTCGCGCACGATGTTGTCCTTGATCAAGGACAGGTGGTTGAGGACGTTCATGGGTCGCTCCGTCAGCGGTCCAGCCCCCGTTGCCTGGCCAGACACCAACTGCAGTGCAGGTGCTCCTGCACCCAACGTGTCCCAATCTTAGAAACGGTGTAGCGGTTGTTACAAAGCGAACAATTCCCCGCCCGAGCTAGATTGCCTCAACCTTGTTACTGCAAGGGTTTTGGGCCGTTAGCTCAGTTGGATAGAGCAAGTACCTTCTAAGTACTCGGTCGCTGGTTCGAGTCCAGCACGGCCCGCTTCACCACCCCCGCACATCCAATCCAGATCTGCGTTTCCGTGTAAAGCGCAAGTAGAGACTGGATGAGATCCCTTCCCGCGCAACGAGTGTATTCTGCCTTCTAAGCCGCAGAAAAGCCGCTTGGGCACTGACTTGAGACACGAATACAAAACAGGACACCAGTCCTGGACTGGGATCCCTTGCACCGCAGGCAGTCTCATCCTAGTTTGGACGGACCTCCCGGAGTAAAGATATGGGTAGATATCAAAGCCAACCCGCTTGGCAGGAGCGCAACGCCGTCCTCGCTGAGATGGGCTGTAAGTACCGCATACGACTGACCTCTCAATCACCGATCTTCTACATCCGCTCCACGGAACTTTTTCAGGACGGCATGAAGGTCAAGTCCACGGGTATAGATTCCCGCGAGTCTGACGGCTTGAACCGGGTCTTCACCCTCTGCCTCCAGCTTCAGGAGGACCCAGGTGCGCTCGCCAAGACACCACCGGTAGCGGAGGAGCTGACCGGGTGGACGGCCCTGACCATGCGTCTGAAGGAGCACCTAACCCGTAAAGGCACGACGATCCACACGGATTACGCCCGGCACATCAGGGAGCTCCGTGCCCTACCCGGTTCGGTGAACGTGCTCACTATTAAGAGGTGGGTTTTGGCGGCACCGCATGACAGCCGCGAGCGCCTCCGCCGCGTCACCACCACCCGTCGCCTGTTCGAGATCGGGCTCGATATCGACCGTGACTGGCTAGCCCGCACCAGAGCTGAGAGCACCTTCAGCGCGCAGAAGATCCTCGACCCCCGGGACCTCCCCCGAGATGAGCAGGTCATTCAGTTCGTCGACAGCTTGAGCGACGGTCCCTGGAAAACCGCCATGGGCCTGATCGCCACCTACGGCCTACGCAACCACGAAGTCTTCCGCCTGGAATCCCGACCCGACGCCAGGGGCTGGATCGAGATCTCCTCCAACTCCAAGACCGGCTACCGCCCGGTCATGCCGGCTCACCAGGAATGGGTAGAGCGGTGGGACCTGATCAACGGCCCCTTACCCGAATTCATTTCGGAATCGACCCACCGAGAGCTGGGGGCCAAGGTCTCCACCTTTTTCACCCGGTGGAAGCATCTGGCGGGTTGGCATGAACCGTCGAGCTACGACCTCCGCCACGCTTACGCCGCTCGCCTCCACACCCACGAGCGCTACAGCCATGTCCGGACCGAGGACGCCGCTCAGCTCATGGGCCACGGGGTGGACGTGCACCGCAAGACCTACCTGAAATGGTGCAAGAAGGAGGACCTAAAGCGCTCGATCCAAAGCCGCCTTACTCAGACGTAAGGCCAGGAAATTTCAACATCGCTCTTCCACGCCTCGTCATCCAGGGGGTTGCGCCCGACGTATTCGCGGAACAAGCGCTTGAGCTGCTCCGTGCTCAGCCCGACCCGGGGGGCCATGACTGCGACATTGCTCTGCCCCCGGTACAGGATCTGCAGAGCCTCCTCCAGTTCCATCTGGGGCATCAGGACTCGCAACTCCTAATTTGACTGAAATTAGAAGTTGATTTGGAGTTGTCCCAGTGCCGGATGACACCAGCGACGATGAAGCAGTTGGTCAGTAGGTAAGACGCAAAAATCACCGTTCTGATCAAAGCAACACGATCCGATTCCCGAGAGCAGTCCGACGCCTTCTCGCCGAGCGCCTTGGCCCATAAATGCCACATGGCTCATTAAAACGGTGGCTTGACGTACTTGATTGCTATTTCCGCTTGCTGCCGGATGTATTTAGCCGCCTCTAGGAACACATTGGTCTCCAGGCTGTCAGCCACAGCATTCAGCATGGCGCCGGCAGCCTCGTTGAATTCGTAGAAGCAATCGTCGACAGTCGAGTCGAACGCCGCTTCCATCTCTTGCCACAGCGGGGGCGGTGGAACCACCCGCTTCTGCTCTAGCCAATCCGCTGACAAACCAAGGTCGTCCTCGCGGAATGCCTGGGCAATTTCGCTGATCGCCCCATCAGCCGCCAGATCCCACCAATCCGTAGCCGGATCAGCAAACGATGCCGTCTGCATGGCTGCGATAACACGAGCTCGCAGAGATTGCTGATCCATCTCAGACATCCGCAGTGACGACGACTGGGGCAGGAGACTCATAGTCATCGATGTCCTCCAGCAGCTTGATGTCATACTCATGGGCCACTTTCTGCATGAGCTCTTTGGGCCGCATTTCATTGAAGGCGAGCTGACACGCACCGGCGGCAATGTTGTGCTCCGAGAAACCCTGTAGAGCCAGAATCTTCTCGAAGGCAGCAAACCAAGCATGAACGCTACAGTCGCTCATGTCCGATTCAAATCGGACGGTGTGAGGAGACAAGGAGTCGAGCTCGTAACCGCCCGACTCCTCTATCTCTACCTTCAGACGGGTGTAGTACTCGTTCATCAGCCTTTAGCGAGCGGCAGGAGACACTTGTCCGAATCGCAGCCAGCAGGGCCAGCCTCGACAAGTTCAGCGGTGTCGTATTGCTGAAGGGCAGCGAAGAAGTCTTCTGTCTTGCGGCGTTGGATCACCTGCGCCTGAAGCTCATCGAAGCGCTCTTCAGTAATCGGCTCAAAGGGCAGACGAGGGAACGTCTCATTTGCATCGAAACGAGCCAGCAATGCTGCAGAGATGTAGCCGTCGCCGTTCTCCATGGACTGGTAGATGGCATTGGCCAGGGGCTCGATCTCGTTCTCGCGGTACTCGATGGTCGCCGAAGTGTTGTGCGCGGTGTAGTACTTCTGCACTTGCATGTAGAAGTCATATTGCGCCAGGGCTGAAAACTGGCTGATGTCGACCTGGTCAGCACCTTCGACGCCTGCCCAGCTCACAGCCGTGGGAATTTCCACGAGCCACTCGGTGCAGCGCGGATCGAACGGATCGTCCAGCAGCCGACCCTCTTCATCCTTGTCAGATTGGGAGGGAACAACGGTGTAGCCGTAGTCCAGGCAAGCCAGAGCCACAGGATCGTCCTTGCGGAAGGTGATCCGGCGGATAAAGCGAGTTGCCTTGGGCGGATGCCAACCCGAAGACGCTCCGGTTAAGAGGCTCTTGGTACCGGCGGGCTGAACGGTGGTGCAGCGGTTAGGAACACGGAGCCCGAGTCTTTCGCAGTACTCGCGGACGGTGCTGTCCACGATGTTCCGCCAGCGCATCAGGTATGCCTGTTCCGTTGCGCGGAATGCTTTGCCCTCGTCTGTATTAGGACGACCGGCTTCCCACCACTTGAGCCAGGAGCTGCCAAAAGCGTGGACGAAGAAGTCGAAGAGTCCGGTAAAGGACACTCCCACGATGGGGTCCAGCTCACGACTCTTCCGGTACCGCTCGACAACGAAGCGGTGGTTGAGGAGAGCGGCCACTGCCAGAGCACCGGCGCGGAAGGCTTCACTCTGGGCATGGGTATCAGTCGGATCGAGGCGGTTGAGGTGGACTTCCGACAGATTGCAGTGGAAATCAGAGCCCAGGATCTCCCCACAAGGATTTAACCCATAGCGGCCCATCCGGTGCTGCATCTCCTCATAAGAGCAGTCAGGTTGCTGCATCCAGAGGTACGAAGCAGCCGCATCAATACCGTCGTCGCAGTAGAGATCGACGAACATCTTGCGCTGATCCTTGGTCTTAAGGATGTCAGCGTTCGAGCGAGCAATCGCCTCCGGAGCGAACTGGATCGCGCCCTCACCGGAATAGAACTGCTTGGTCACGGCTTCCAGCACCGTCTCGCGACTGGGCTTGGAGTGGAACACCCGGGTGTGGTTCGCCATCCGCAAGGCATCGCGCTCGGGATCGATGCGCCAGTTGCCCTCGCTGTCCTGCTGCCAAAGATTGTCCTTCGCGACAGCCGCAGAAAAGTCATCGGAGCCGAACTGGCGCATACCGGCAGAGCGGCGGATGTTGCCGGCCACCACGACCGAGGCAGCCTCGTCGATCAGGAGGCAGCACTCAACTGAGGTCAACTTGCGACCTTGCGCCTTGTTCAGGATGGCGACCATCCGGCCGTACAGATCCTTCAACTTGATGGGGTTGGAGGTCCCACCAAAACCCTTGAGCTTCTCGCCAGACGGCCGGACATTGGAGAGATCAACAGTGACCTCAATCGCCTTGGCAGGATCAAAGCTGTCATCACTGGAGCACTCCAGCAGCGCCTGGTAGCTCTCCACCCAACCCTGGCGGCTATCGCCAACTTGGATGTTCAGGGCATTGCCCTTGCTGGTGACCTTTGTGAATTCCTTGCGCTCGCCCTCAGGGACAGAGCCAGGTTCCTTGACCTCGACGATGCGGAAACAGTTGCGGATCTCAGGAAGCTTGCGGATGCAGCGCTCCTCGATGATCGCCCCAGTGCCGGAGCCCATCATCGCCAGATCCATCATCAACCCGAACGCCTCCCAGTCGACGAGGTTGGTCGAGGTGCAGTTGTAGGCGCCGGAGAAGTTAGAAGGATCGTCGATCCAATCGGTGCCACCGACCCACAGCCAACGACCGGAGGGAAGCACCTTTTGATCCAGTTGCATCCGACGAATCAGCTCCGTCTCAGATTCCGTGAGCTGACCCAACTCAGCGATGCCACGCACAGTCCGCTCCACAACGGCCTGCCAGCTCTCCCGACCATCAGCGGTCTTTCGGCTGTAGGTCCTGTAGAACACCGGGTTCGCGGCAGGCGCCAAAGGAGAGAAATCAGACTTCATCGTTGCGGAATTAGAAAAGAGACAACAAAAAACAAGCCAGCGACTGGCCAAAAAGGCAGGGAGCTCCAGATTGAGCAGATACCCCAAGCGAACAGCGCTGCGAGACCAGCCCGAATACCGAAGACAAGAAAGACAAGCGCTGCAAATACACAGCAGACCGAATGCAGGTCCTTGAGTTCTTGCTTGGTGGCGAGCACGTCCCTAAAGACGGACTGGGTCATTCGCCGACACCCACCCCATCGAAGAGCTCAACGGCTTCCATCAGAGCCTTGGCGATATCAGAGCCAGAGTCATCGACTCCGGTCTTGCTCAGCTCCCTGATCTCGTCGTTGGTCTCCCAGATCAAGTCATCAACAACGCGGCGCAGAACGTCGAGGGGAAGCGTGACGCGGACCTCTTCCTTGAAGTGCCTGTCGACAAACATCCACAGGTCCGAGTACCGATCCAGATTGCGCGCAAAGGCGTCATGCCAAAGCGTCTCGTTGCCTTGATCCTGGATGAGAGCCATGTCCGGAGACCGGGTTTTCGCAGCATAGCCTCATCTGGATGGGGACGCTAGGCATTCCCGTTAGGATGACAAGACAAGCTTCAGCGCTGTGATCGAGCAGCTCTTCGACCACCTCGGCACCGTCTATTACCGGGTCACATTCCCCGATGGTGAACGCGCTTACTGCGGTGCCTGCTGGATGGCCGACCTGTTCTTGCAGCGTTGGAACGAAGAGAAGTACGCCGTGAACTATCGCGGCGCCAACCTCAAGGCTGACTAGCCCGAAGCTGCTCTTCGATTTTCATAATCTGAAGCGTAATTAAAGATTTAGCCCCTTGGCTTAAATTAGGCCGCTGTAAAAGTCTGATGAGAAACAGCAATTCACCGTGCGGATCCGGTGAAGAGAAGGTAGATGGATTGTCCATTAGCTTCGACGAAGAGAGCGGGCTCGTGACCCTTGACTGGGATGAAGACTCTCCTTACGCAGATCTCTGTCGAGCAATTGAGCAGGACAACAGCCTATTCACACGACTGCTAGAAAGCTACCTAGACAATCAGGAACAAGATGGCTGAACAGAGTTGGGTACTACCCGTCGATGAAGACGGAGTCATTACCTTTCCAGAAGACTTGATTGAGAAGATGGGCTGGTCGGAAGGGACCGTCCTGCAGTGGGATGTCAGGGAGGACGGCAGCATCAGCCTCACCGCTGCTAGCGACGAGGGTCCTCAGGGTACTGCTGAGCCAAATACGCCTTCGCAGCAGTCAGAGTCCTGAAATAGTGGCGGCTGTCATCGATGACGCAAAACCAGGCGGCATCGTCCCCCACAGGGAAGCCGACCTCGTAAATCCTTACACCACGGAAGTCATAAAACATCCTTCCCATCCTTGGCGAGAGATACGCCTGTATCCCCAAAATATCGCCCCTTGTAAGGCTTTTTAGCGTCGTCCTTGTACTCGAAGAAGGTCAACTGAGCGATACGAAGACCTGGATAGAGAGGGATATAGCCAAATTTCAATATATTCTTAATCTCCAAAGTAATCCGCCCCTCAAACCCGCAGTCGATCAACCCGGCCAGCGAGTGGTTCAGTCCTTCCCGCGCTCTGCTGCTAACGAGATGCAGATGAGCCTCCACGTTGTGGGGGATCGCCAGGTATTCGACGGTCTCTCCCAGCATGAAGTCACCTGGCCCAATGAAGTAGGGCTTTTCTGGTGAGTAGTCAGCCAGCGACACGGGCCGAAAACCTTCCTCCGTTTCGAGCACAGCATTGGTGCCGAGGTGCACGTCATAGCTGCAGGGCTGAACACACTCCTGGATGAAGGGCCGGACCATGCCAGCAGCCCCAAGTTCAGCAATACGACGGTCAATCAAAGCGGCGGTAGCGATGGATTTTCTTGCCCCGGTATTGCCTCCGGAGCTGTCGTTTGGAGTGATACCAATCGAGGAAGTAGTGCGCGTCCTCAATCAGCCGGTGCAGCAAGCCGAGCGGGAGCTGCTCCACAACGGCGTCCAGCCTTTGCTTGAGCTCCTCACGACTCACAGAGACATCCCTGTCGGGACAAGGATAGCTCTACTTAGCCGACCAATCGTCTCCATATCCGGGCTCCGCCACGATGGGGACGTTGGTGATGCACACCTCATAAGCCGCTGCCTCCATGCAGTGCTTAAGGGTTTCCATCGCCTCCTCAACGCGATCATCAGGTACTTCGAGGACCGTCTCGTCGTGCACACAAGCGACGAGTTTGATCTCGGGATTGGGCTCTAAATAGGTCTCCCAGAGCATGGCTAGCGCAGCCTTCATGCAATCACCACCGGTGCCCTGCACCTGGGTGTTGAGCCTGACGGTGAAGCGGTCTGTCTCACCAGGAACGAGCAACCGGCGCCGGCCCATCAGCGTTTTGACGTTCAACTCCGCCCGGTTGCCCTGAGTCTTCTGCCAGCCAATGAGCTGGGGATATGCCTTCCGCCACTGTGAAAGCTTCTCCTCCGCCTCCCTCAACGGCATATCAACGCCGTACTGGGCGACGGCTTGCTTCTGAATTGTTTTGGCACCCGCGCCATAGAGGGCACCGAAGTTAATGATCTTCGCTGAGGTTCTGGCAGCCTTGTCAATGTCTTCCTCAGGCTTGTTCAGCATGAGAGACGCCGTGCGGAGGTGAAGGTCGGCGTCCTCGCGATACGCCTGAGCCATGCGCTCCTCACCGCTGCACTCTGCAGCAATCCGCAGCTCTAGTTGGGAGTAGTCAGCGATCACCAGCTTGTGACCAGGCGCGGCGCGGAAACCCTGCCGATGCTCCTTGCTGCGGTTTACCTGCTGAAGGTTGGGACCTGAGCACGATGCGCGCCCGGTGTCTGTACCCAGTTGTCGGTAGGAAGCACGAATACGGTGGTCGGGATAGTCCATGGCATGCCCGATCAGCTTCTCGATCTGAGAGCACTCAGTCGCCGCGTGCTTGTAGCGGAGGTACTGGCGAACAATCGGGTAATCCGGAGCCAGGAATGCCAGGACGTTCTGATCAAGGCTTCCCGTTACTGGGACCCCTCCCGCTTTCAGGACTGGGGCGAGCTGGGAAGGGGATCGGAGGTTGAACCCCTTGATCTTGTTCTTCCCCCTGCCGTGAGAGGCGGGGTGGATCATCACCTCCCCTGTTTCTGGGTTTTTGTACTGGTCGAGGACGCCGAGCTCCTCGAAGTGCGCCACGACCTCCTTCTCAACCTCATCGCACGCAGTCCGCCTATCTACCAAAAGTTGCTCATAGTGCTCAACATCAAGCAGAAAACCGTTGTAGGTCATGCTCGCAAAAGCGGGAAGGCACCGGCACTCCAGCTTGAAGATGTGGTGCAGCTCCTCCTGTTTCAGTTTCCAGCGGAGCTTTTCATACAACGGAAACAGCAGGGCAACATCGCGGGCTGCGTATTCGAGCTGTTCCTGAGTGAAAGGCCCCTCATGCCCGATAAAGCTCTTTTGCAACTCTTTCTTGTCCTCCAGACGAAGGGCCAAGTAGCGCTGCACCAGAGAGCCGAGGTCATTTTTGTGCCTCAAACCGAGGTTGATCAACCTTGCGCCCAACATCGTGTCGAGCAGGGGTCCCCTCAAGGGAAGTCCATTGGCTTCTAGGAAACCCCAGTCAAAAGCAAGGTTCTGACCAAGCTTGGAGATGGACTTCTTGCTGAGAACCGGTGCTAGATAACGAATCTCGTCACCCAGTGTCCGGCAGTCAAAGACATAGACGATGTCAGGCAGCCCGATCTGAAGCAGCAGCAACTTGTCGACAATCGGATTTAGCCCGGTTGTCTCCACATCCACAGCCAACAGACGAGCGGCAGCCAGCTCCCGAAACACAGCCCTCACCCCGGAGCCAGTGGTCACAAGCTTGAAAGTTGGTTGCGAGCTCATGGAGGGTGGAGGGGCTGATGAGGAAGAAAGCGCCCGCCGGACGCGCCTCGTCCAGCAGAGCCAAGGTGACTGCACCGGTCTCGTCACCCCAAAGGCCAACGATCAAGCCCTCGCTGCCTGTTTCAGCGAAAAAGCTCCCGGGTTCTGAAGTAATAGGCATCCCACTAACCAAGCCACAGCAATGTATCCGGTCCGTTCTGGGATGGCAACCCGTCGTGTCTTAACCAGTACTGGCCCATAGGGGGCGCCGCCAGAAGGAATACAAGCGTACTAGCGCTGCTGTGGATTGGCCGGAGCATGCACTATTTGCATAAAGCGTCAGATCAGCTCCTCCCAGCTCGGTGGCTCTTCGGTGGGATCGAACTCGGCCATGAGCTCCTCCCAGGTCGGAGGTTCACCTTCTGCCTCGGATTCGGGGTCTAGGTGCCCCTCAAAAGTGGGCTCCCCTACTCTCTCCACCAAACTGTCGCATTCGGCAGAAGCATTGCCCTGACTGGGTTCTTCGAATGCGACAGCATCAGGGTGTCGCATTGGTGATGGGTGCACCTCTTCAACCTCATCCGTAGAAAGATGAGACTCGGTAGCGGGATGAACACTTTCGAATGCGACAGGTGAGGTTGTCGCATTGGTTGTCGCATTCGCAGAAGCCAGTGCTGAAGCGGGATCTGTCGAATGCGACACACTTTCATTGATATCTCCCCGCGAGGCCCCCGTTAATCCCGTATTCAGCGCTGTGATTGCCGCGTAGACCTTCTCAGGCTTCCCATCGCTGCGGTGCTGGTGCTCGGCATCAAAGGACTGGATGAGCCCACGCTTCCGGAGCCTCTCCAGGCTCTTGGCAACAGCGCGGTCACCAGTTCCCCGCATCAGCAGCGCCTCCAGCTCCTTGCGGGTCCTCAGCACACCCTGAGCGGTGTCTTCCCGGAGCTGATCGAGCACCTTGTCGATCACCGGCACAGAGCCGCCCTGGCGGACCCTGCGGACCGGGGTGTAGTCCTCCAGGTCCATCGTGAAGTCCTCGTTCAGGGAGGTCACGAGCTTGTCCCCCTCGCGCCCGTTCCGGCTCTTGCCGATGGTGATCACCCGCTTGCGGAAGGACTCTGAGCCGTACTCCTCGCTCTGGACCTCGCTGTCGTCGAGCTTGCGGATCGACCACGTCTCCGAAACGGCGTCACGGATGGAGCTATGCCCCCGGAACCCACCCTGCTTGTTGTTGTGGTGAATGATCAGGAAGCAGGTCGCCGGCCAGAGCAGCCCGTTGTTGTTCTCCAGCCAGTACAGCCCTGCCGATGAGATCTGCTTGTTGCCATCGATGGTCGGCTGACTCGCACTGAGGGAGTCGATCACCACCAGCGAGGGTTGGTAGCGGTTCAGCTCATCAACCAACCGCTTCCGGTAGCTGAGGCGGAATCCGTTCCACACCCGAAGCCAGGAGTCCTTGTGGATGCCCTGGTCCTCGAACTGCTCCTCCAGGATCTCTGGGCTCTGATCGGCGTTGCACCAGAGCACCGTTCCCGCTGAAACCGGGACCATCTCGCCCCGGATCTTGAAGGGCAGCCCCCGGCCCACATGTTTGGCGATCACCTGGCAGGCCAACGACTTGCCGCATCCACCGTCGCCGTGGAACAGCACCGTGTTGGGCCGCTTCAGCAGGTCAGGGATCAAATAGTCCGACCCTTTGATCAGCTTCCGCCGATCGTCAGGTCCAACGGGCGTTCCACTGGTCTTGAAGTCGACGTCCTCCTGCAGGGCCAGCAGGATCTCGTCCGGGCTCATCCGCACGCCGTAGTCATGGGCGAGCTGCATCAGCTCCAGCCGCTGCTCCGCCGGGTTGCGGAACAGATCGATGATGTTGTTCGCCGCCACCAAGAACGACGGTCCACCGATGGGGTCGTACTTCTTGACCTCCTGGACCTTCTGCACCTCCCGGAAGTCTTCGGGGTACTTGACCCCAACAGCCTCAGCGATCTCGACCAGATAGCTCTCCAAGGTCGCGCCAGCCGGATCACCGGCGTGAATGTCGCGAGTCCTCAGGCAGTGCAGCAACTGCAGCGCATCACCACCCGTCTCTTCCTTATGGCAGTACCAGTTGAGGTTCGGCCAGAGCGCAAAGCTGGTGCCGCTGTTGCTGTCGTGAAAAGGGCAGCCACCCACCAGCACGTCGCTATTTCCGCCCTCAGGCTTCAGCGGCTGGAAGCCTTCCTCCCACACCTCTGAGTAATAGAGAGCTTCGAAGGCGCTCTCATGTGCGATCAGCTTCTCCAGCAGACCGCCTTCCATAAAGAAGTGGCGGCGCATCTGCCGGTTGGTGAACTCGGTCGAGGCGTCACTCTTCTCCAGGTATGACGCGGGAAGGAAGCTGTGAACCTCCTTGGGCTTGGCCTCCTTCATCAGGAAGTTGACCAGCCACCCAGGAGCCGGTGCCACCTTCCCGTCGTTGTATGAAATCCATTCGTAGGGCTGCTTGGTATCCGGGTGCTCGGAGCCGGGAATCACGGAGTAGCAGCCGTTGTATCGAATGCACACCTCCTCATCCGTGCCCTTTAACTCCTCCACCATCTGGGCCTTGGTGAAGGCTGAAAGCAGTGGCCGCAGGCTGTCTGGGACCTTGTAAACCAGTTGCCGTCGCCCAGGCCGCCCTCGCCAGGACATGGTCCCTGGGGTTTCGACTTCAGGCCAGTGCTGACCGAGCAGCTCCTTAAACGCTTCCTCAGCCAAGGGGCCGTCAATATCCACTGCGACCAAGCCGTTGCTTGCATCACCTGTCACAACACCGATCCCAGTACGGTGCGACAGGGCATCCCACTTGCTCAACGCCTCCTCCGGCGTCAGCGGATCCTTGGAGGTGCCGGCGCCAAACGCCGCCTTTCCTCTGACGAGAACCCACTTCCAGTCGGCAGGGAGCATCTCCCGCCGAAGCTGCTCAATGGCCGCCAGATTCGGACCGAACATAAGACCTGTATCCACACCAGGTCATCGTACGGAGCCTGTCCAGTCCAGGATCGTGTCTCAAATTCGCCGCGTGACTGGCCAAACCGACCGTTTTTGTCTAGCGTCGTGACCAGGACAGGCTTGCGTTATCTCCATGATCACCATGACCGCCCCCAGCACGTCAGCAAGACCGGACAGGATGGAGCTGGAAGAGGCTATGGATCAGGGGGCCATCAGCTTCTCCCGCTGGTTCTGCAGGGTGATGGACAGCAACGGCTGGTCCCACCCCACCCTCGTCGGACTCTGTAAGTACGTCACCGGCGACAAGGCATTCCTGCACAGCAGTCAGATCGCAGGACTCCGCGCCGCCCGCCTCAAAAGCCCAGGCCCCAGAAGCTTCGTAGCCCTGGAATACCTATGGCAAGCCATTGACGACTACCAGAACAGCCGAAGCACTGGAATCACATTCGGAAACCTGGCCCCGCTGGTCGAGCGCGCCGAGATCATGCGCGACCCCGACGGCCGCCCCGCGTCTCTCGGCTACATGGTCGAGGTATTCACCGGGTTGCAACCGGTACCCATCGATCTAAGCGTTGTCGAGTTCAACGAGAACCAAGCCCGAATCATCAGCGACAACGCCGGCCGAATCATCCGCCGCATGATGGTTCAGGAGAGCTGGGACCTCGTTGACGACATCCACCGAGTTACCAGCAAGTTCTCCCGTGATCCAGCTGAGCAGGAAGAACTCCGCTTGATCATCAAAGGCGAAGGCGGCTGGGAGCCCAATGTGCTGAACGACCGCCTGAATCTGCTCAGCAAGCTGCTCGGCCGCGTCTTCCAATGGCAGCGCACCGTGCCCGAACTGACAGACGAGCTCCTGAAGAAATACTGAACCATCCAAATGGGGTTGCCACACCGCTCTGTCCCCCTTAGGATGGCGGCATTCGCACCCGCCCCATGCCCTCCAGGCAGTACGGCGAGGCGAAGCGACGAAGGACCATCTGGCTTACAGAGCACGCCTTCTCGTTCCTGTCTGGACTAGCAGAACGCAATGGCCTCTCCCCTTCGGAAGGGCTAGAGCGGCTGCTCCGCCAGCTGGAAGCTCTCACCAACGTCATCGCCCCAACAAACCATGACCGTCACCACCCGCCCCCGCACCACCACCGCAGCCAAGACGAACACCACCAGCTTCCTGCCGACTGCTCTCCGTACCCGCCTGGAGAAGGAGAAGCAAGCCGCACTTGAGCGCGCAGCCGCCTCCGGCAACTACCTGCCCACCCCTAAAGACGGTGAGAAGGTCGAATTCCGGGTCATGTCTCCCTGCCGCTGGGGCTGGGAATGCTGGTACACCGAAACTGTCGATGGCCAGGAGAAGCGTGCCGTCATGCGTTGGGATGCCGAGGCGCTCAACGAAGCCGGCTTTGACGAGCCTCCCGCCGAAGAGATCCCCGAAACCGCCCAGGTACGCAAGGACGGCACCCCGATCCTCAAGACCTTCGTGGCCATGGTGGTCTACAACTACTCGGAGAACCGCTTCCAGATCTGGAACTTCACCCAGGTCTCGATCCGTGAGCAGTTCGAGAAGTTCTGCGAGAACCCCCGCTACGGCGATCCTCGCGGTTACGACATCGAGTGGTCCCGCAAGGGCACCGGTCTCAACGACACGGTGCATACCCTGATCGCTCTGCCTCCCGAAGAAACCGCCCAGGAAGTCCTGGACGCCTACGACGACTTCACCTGCGACCTCCGTGCTTATTGCATGAGCGCTCCCAGCGAGGAAGTCTTCGGCAAGGCTGCCAACTGACATCCAAAGCTAGATGAGGGGGCTTCGGCCCCCTTCTCTATTCGGGAACAGCGAATGCGACTCACAGCCATCCCCAAGTACGAAGCCATTCGCACCGTGGTGGATGGTCATCGGGTGTACGCCACGCCCCTCGGCTACAAACCGAGCGTCACCACCGTCCTTAAAGACGACAGCAAGTTCGCCGGCTGGCGTCAGTGGAAGGGTGAGGTGAAAGCAAACGAGATCCTCAACCGTGCCTCTGCACGCGGAACTTGGACTCACGACTCCGCCGAGAAGTTTCTCATCACTGGCGAAGATCCAGAGTTCCACTTCAGCTACCAGCCGTTCTACAACTCCCTCCGCCCCTTCCTGGAAGGGATCGACCGTGCCCTACTACTCGAAGGCGCGATCTGGAACAGCGACAACTATGCCGGTGCCTGTGACTGCATTGGCTATATGCCTGACGACGGCGACCAGCCAACGCTGATCGACTTCAAGACGGCAAACAAGCCCGTCACAGGCAGCAAGCTGTACGGCTACGAAATGCAAGTCGCTGCCTACATCAAGGCAGCCAATTTCACCTACAGGAAAGAGGGCCTTTGCATCAAGCGCGGGCTGATCGCCGTGGCGATGCCCAACCGCGTCTGCCAAGTGCACGAGCTAGGCCGAAACGACATCAACCAGCTCTACTGCCACTTCCTAGAGAAGCTGGAGGACTGGCATGACAAGCACAAACTGCCCTCGAATATCTCTATTCCAACCAATTCACATGTGGCATAGTTAGCAATGAGCCGACGCATCGCCGACTTCTTTCTGATCGACATGATCGAAGAACAGCACAAGTTCTCGGTCGAGCAGATGGCTTTTTTCTACGAGACCAGCGTTGACGAAGTTGTTAGCGCGCTGGCCCGGGCAAATGAACGCTATGCCGATAACCCTCTCTCAACTTGTTACTGCGACGCAGACAGCGACGTCAGCGGACATTCCGCACATCAAATACCTACGCGACCATCTGGGGATGTTCCAGGTCCTCCAGGGGAAGATCGGGCTGAAGGGTGCGAGGCAGTGGCTGCTGGGTGCGGCTCTCCTTGACCTCCACCGTCAAGCCGCCCCCGGCATCGAGAAACCCGACGCTTAAGCGCACTCGCTGCCCCTCAGCGTCGACGTAGTCGTAACTCCCCTGTTCCGTCTGCATCAGGAAACGTGCCCCCCAAAGACCGGTTTAGCCAGAACGCCCCACAACGGGCTCATTCCAGGAAAGACATGGACATCGTCGGCCACCTGTATCAGGTAGGACAACGAGTCTACCGCCGCCAAAACGGCTCGGCATTGGTCAACTTCGGTGCACCGAGGACGGGCACCATCGTCGGCCTGACCTGGAAGAAACAGAAAAACGGTTTCTATCCGAGTTACGCCGTGAAATTCGACAACAGCAGCGTTATTGACCAATCCGTGCTGCAGATGCGCCTCAACCTCCTGGACAAATGAGCACTCTCCCTGGCCTGAAGGTCTGCCCCGAGGACGGGGGTGTGGCTCTAGACCGCCCCGTCACCCTGGTGCACTGCACCGCCGAAGCCGAGCGCCTGATCGTCAAATGCGCCCGCGTCTCCAACCAATCCAACGAGGACAACTGGGAGACAGGCCCCAAGCTCCTCCGCTACTTGATCCAGCACAAGCACTGGAGCCCCTTCGAGCTCGCGTTTATGTGCGTCCGGATCGAAACCACCCTCGATGTGGCGGCGCAGATCTGCCGTCACCGTTCCTTCGCCTTCCAGCAGTTCTCTTGCCGGTACGCCAAAACCGCAAAGGCTGAGGCCCCTCACTTCCGCCGCCAGGACAAGAAGAACAGGCAAAACAGCTTTGACGACCTCACTGTCGAGGAGCAGGAGTGCGCCCAGGCCGTCGCCAACAAGTGCATCGACCTGGCCTACGACACCTACGAACAGCTCCTCGAAGCCGGCGTCGCCAAGGAGACAGCCCGCCGGATCCTTCCGGTCTGCACCCCCACCACGGTGTACATGGCCGGTTCGGTCCGCTCCTTCATCCACTACATCCAGGTCCGAGCCCAGCCCGACACGCAGGCTGAGCACCGCGAAGTCGCCGAGGAGATCAAAAAGATCTTCTGCGCCAAGTTCCCAATCCTGGCGGAGGCACTGGGATGGGACCTGTGACTCAAAAGCTTGACCCGCTCCAGAACCTGAGCGATCCCTACGTTCTGAGGGTCGACATCGCCCCCAGACCAGCGTGCCGGCCTCGCTTCCGCAGCAACGGGTGCGTGTACAACGACCCCAGCTACAAAGCCTGGCTGGATGAGTTCTCAGGCATCGTCCGCCGGATCTGGCTAGAAGAGCCCCTGACTCACGTCTCGCACATCTCCGTTGTCTTCAACGGGCAGACAAAGAGAGGTGACTTAGATAACTATTTGAAAGCCACTCTTGATGGCCTTGTCTATGCAGGCGTATTAAAGAATGACAACCTTTCGGTGATCGATTCAATCGAGACACACTTCATCAGAACAATGCTTTCTGATCCCTGGATCTGCATCACAATCCAGGTCTAGGTAACGTAGGTTCGTGGCAATCGAATAGCCGATGAAGGCGCAGTCCTATGACGAACTGCTCTACAACCTTCACGAACTACGACCCGCCGATGCAATAAGAAGCTTCCGCCGCTCGATCATCGAAGACTATCCGGGGCACGGAACGTGTGCCTACTGCGGACGCGCTTCCAAGAAATTCACCCTCGACCACATCATCCCCAAGTCCAAAGGGGGGCCGACCCGGCGCTGGAACCTCAGTCGCGCCTGCGTCGCCTGCAACGGCAATAAGTCCAACCACGATCTCCTGCCCTGGTACCGCCCCCAGCGCTTCTGGGCACACGACCGGGAACAGACCGTCTTCGATTGGATGAGCGAAAACGCCCGCCTCGACAGCATGCAAGCCCTGACCGATGGCCTAGCTGAAGGCCGCCTGGACAAGGACGCCCTGCGTGACCTCACTGAGCGAACTGCCCACGACCGCTTCTGGGACGACTTCTGCAGCAGGAACCCCGAAGCCCTGGAATGCCGCTTGTATGACGTCTAGCCTGACGGAATTCGGGGAGACGTTATCGGACGCCTCCAGAACCGGGCCGCCTTCTGGGCTATCTGCCCAACGCGCACCAGTGCCCGATACGGAAAGTAGAGCGGGAACTCAATCAATGTAGCTCGGTTGCCGAGAACCTGCTCCACAGCTAGGATGCGGGCAATCTATGTTCTATGTATGTATATTTATTTATCCAAAACAGTAGTTTGTGTATAGATAACATTTTTCTGTTTATTAAGTATTAGACAGTGAGTTTGATTAGTAATAACGACCCCTAAGACTCAAGTCAGGACAAGGAGTCTTGACTAGGTTACAGAGTATTAAGATTTCCTTGACATTCCAGAGAACTGCGGTATCACGCACGCGCAGTTCCTTTTACTGATCCGCATCCCCTGCCAGATAGTGTGCCGATCATGGCTCTGGCACACTGACTCTCGTCCTGGCTTGGACGGTGCCCCAATATGGGGTCACTGAAGAACCGGGGCGCAAGCCACGGCCTACAGGGAACCTCGAAAACCGAACCGAACCCGCGACGGCCGAACAGGCCCCGCACCCGCCGCCGATGGTAGGGAGCTCCCACCAGGGAGAACCTGAAAAGTAGGCGATGGCAGGTGTGGTGTGTCTGAACGTGAGCGGCGGGATCGATAGGTTGAGAGGTTAAAGAACCTTGAAAACAGAATAGTTAGCAACAGCAACCGGCAAAAGTGTTCTACTTCCCTGGTGTGAGTATTCTCTCGCGGTTGTTATTTCTAACTGTTCAATACTTACGCTTTGCGCCCGAGTCCTAGGCGCTGAATATAGGCCACGATTCTCTCCTGTAAGCATTCTCCTAGGCGTATTCTTTACGCTTAGGAGTTGCTTTTATGAGGGACTCTCTCACCCTCTTTTCTCTCTCTCTCAAGCTGTGCATTCAGCATCTCTCACCATGGCCAAAAAGCCTCTCGGTTTTGTCATTCAACGTGGCAATTCCCCTATCGACGGCAAGCCTTTTGTTGCCGTTATGACTCTCGAATCAGGCAATCGCAAGACCGGCAACATGTGCCAGGTCTGGATTCTCCGCGAGGATATTAACCCCGCCGAAGCTTTAGCTATCGGCGCAGACTATTCGATCTGCGGTAACTGCATCCACCGCAAGCAAGCTAACGGCAAGCGGTCTTGCTATGTCAATGTCGGCCAAGCACCGCTGTCAGTGTGGCGAACCTACAAAGCCGGCGGCTATGTCGACCTGACAGATCCTGCCGTTGCCGCAGATATTAACTACGGCATGCTGCTCAATGGTCGCAAGATTCGCTGGGGTGCGTATGGCGACCCCAGCATTCTTGACGAGCAAGTTGTGCGTGGCTTTAACAAGTTCGCTGCAGGTCACA